TTCCACCCTCGTGCGGTGTGAGCTGCGGAGATGGCGCAGAGTCCCCCTCTATCAGGCGGCGTGTATGCGCACGGTGTGCGCACGCCCCTTATGATCCCGCGCCATGGCATACGTGCAGGCGCGTAAAAATCGCTCGGGGGACATCACCGGCTACATGGTCCGGTGGCGCGAGGGGGGCAGTCGGGCCGGTGCCGCCCAGTACGAGGCGTTCGAGGACGAACCCTCCGCGGAGGTGTTCCGCGACGCGGTCAACGACGCCGGGCAGCACTGGCCCCCCGGGTGGGTCAAGGGGCAGGGGTACATTTCGGCGGACGCCGCCCTCCCTGATGACGACCGGTATCGCTTTCGGGCCTACGCCACCGCATCGATCGAGGGGCGTACCGGCATCGAGGAGCACTACCGGGTGGCCTGCATGCGCGACCTGGAGCGCTGGGTGTTCCCGACCTTCGGCGAGTGCGACGTGCGGTCGGTGGAGCATTTCAGCCGCGACACCATCCGGGCCTGGGTGCGGGTGCTGGAGCAGGCGAAGGTGCACAAGGGGCAGGCCCCGAAGAGTGGCGAGCCGAAGTGGCGGAAGATGTCGCCGAAGACCATCCGCAACTTGCACGGGCTCTTGTCGAGCATCCTCCAGGAGGCGGTCACCGCCGAGCCGCCCCTCCGGCTCCGCAACCCGTGCGAGCAGACCAGGCTGCCGCGAGCGGACGACGACGGGGCCGAGGACGGCGACGACATCGAGTTCCTGACGCCCGAGGAAGTGGAGGGCGTCATCTCCTGCATGAAGCGGCGCGGTGACCAGCTCCTCGCGACGATCAAATACGGCACGGGCATGCGGTGGTCGGAGGTCACGGCCCTGGCCCCGGAGTGCCTTGTCGGCTGGACGACCGACCTCCCGAAGGTCCGAGTCAAGAGGGCGTGGAAGCGGGACGGGAAGAAGGGCTACTACCTCGGCACGCCGAAGTCGAAGCGTGGCCGGCGCACGCTGCGGGTGTCGGCGAGCGTGACGGCGGCCGTGGAGGAGCTGGGCGGGAAAAGCGAGCCGGCCGACCGGCTCTACTTCACGGGGGAAGCAGGGCGGCGACTGCACTACTCCACGTTTCACGACCGGTGGCAGCGTGCGGTGCGCCTGGCGAAGGCCGAGGGGCTCCTCCCGCAGGAGAAGAAGCCCACGCCTCACGACCTGCGGCACTCGCATGCCGCGGCCCTGATCTCCGCCGGGCACTCCCTGACGTACGTGCAGCGACGCTTGGGCCACGAGTCGATCAAGACCACTTCGGACACGTACGGGCATCTGCTGCCGGAGGCGGACGACGCGGCCATGGAGACGATCGAACGATCGCTGGGCCGGGCCCGCTCGGCCGACGACGGGCAGGCGGCAGCCGTGGAGGCCGACGACCGCAGTCGCCTCTATGTCCTGCACCTGGACGGCGAGTTCAACGAGCACGTGGAGGCGTTCTGGAAGCTTGCTGACGCGAAGGCGTGCGCCGACCAGTGGCAGATCGACCACCCGGACGACACGGTGCGCATCGAGACGACCGCGGCGGACTGGTGGCGGCGCCAGCAGACCAACGGGCTCAAGGATGTCAGGGATGAGGTGCCGGGCCGCCGGGTGCTCTGGTGGGGGTCGGCGCTCTACACCCCCGACGGCTCCGAGCTGCGCACTGGCGTCGACCTGGAGAGCGTCGCCGCCCGGGCGGTGTGGGAGTGGGAGGAGCGCTACACGGCTGAGGACGCGGTCAAGCGCATCGACTACCGGCCGGGCCTGGGCTGCTACACCAGGGCCGAGGTGTGGGGGGTGGACCAGGCGAAGGTCCGGGAGGAGTTCGCTCGGGCCCGGGAGGAGGCGCTTGCCGTGTGCGCTCAGCACCCTTCGCTCCGCGGGGCCCAGGCGGGGGCTTGACCGACCTCGCGGGCCGGTTATCCGGACGGCCTGGTGATCTGAGGGCAACAGCGGGCCCCCGGGGAGTGCGACTCCCGGGGGCCCGTTGCGGTGTCAGAACAGGCACAGGTCGAGGAGCGGTGGGAGGCGAATGCACAGGCCGTCGTCAGGCGCGGGGGTGGTCGGGCTCGGGGTCGGGGCGGGCGCGGGTGCCGGGGGCTGAGTCGCGGTCGGGGGAGGCGTCGGCGAGGGCGTCGGTTCGAGCGCGGGCGGACTCGGCTTGTCCTCGGGCGGTGCCGAGGTGGGCGCCGCGCTGTCGGCCGGGGCGGATGGCTCTGCCTCGTCGGCCTCGGCCTGCTCCGTGTCGGCTTCGGGGTCCGTGGTGCCGCTCGGCGTTGGGCTTGGGCCGGCGGACTCATTGATGGGTCGGGGTGCGGCCGCGTCGAGGGGGAGGACGACCGGTTCGTCCTCGGGCCCGGTGGCATCGTTGTCGCCGGGCTTGCCGGTGCCGGTGCCGGTGTCGCCGGCGCTGGCGCTGGGCCGCCCCGCGCGGCCTTCGGGGGTTTCGCGGGCGGCGGTGCCCGTTCCGCTGGTGAGGTAGAGCGCGGCGGCGGCCGCAGTGCCCACGATGACGGTGGTGGAGGCTGCGACGGCGGCGGTGTGGCCCCGCAGCAGGCTTCGGAGCTTTCCGCCGAGAGAGGCGATTGCGGCGATGGCGCCGCCACCGATGTACAGGGCCAGATGGCGCTTGCGGTGCGCGGGCTCCGGCGGCTCCTCGGCGGCGTCCTGGACGGGGAGCGGCCCTGGACCGGTCAGGGCTGCGATTCGCTGCGCGGTTAGCTCGGCGTGAAGATCGCGGATGGTGCGCTCGTGTCTGCGGTGGGCGGTCCAGAGTTGCACGATCGCAAGGACCGCGGCGCCGAGGATCGTGCAGACGAGTACATCCCCTACCGTCATGAAACCCCCAAAGATCGAGTCTTTGGATGTTCCATCGGACTATGCAGCCTTGAGGGAAATTAGTTCAATCCGTGATCATCCCGTTACGCGTGGTCCTCGTGTGACTCGTGGGGTTAGCCAGCGCGTCGCTCGTCGGCGGGTGTCTGGGTGTTGACGGCGGGGTTCTGTTGCAGGCGGCGCAGAACTTCTTGCTGTGCGTCCGGTGGCAGGGTGGCGAGGAGGGCGGTGATGGCCTCGACCTGGGCACTGCTCTGCGAGGCGGGGGCGGCTGGGGCGATCTCGCGGAGTTCGGCGGCCGCGTCTTCCCGCCCGGCTTCGGCTAGCTCGTCGGCGGTGACGCCTGCGGCTTGGGCCATGCGGGCGAGGGTGTCGGCGGGTGCGCGCACCGGGATGTGGTTGCCGCTCACCGACTGATACCCGCTGATGATCTGGCGCCATCGAGCATCGCTGATGCCGGCGGCGGCAGCGGCGCTGCGGGCGGTCAGGCGGCGCGCCTTCAGCGCGCTGCGGATTAGTGCGGCCTCCGGTGGGGGCTCGGGTCGCGATCTCATGTTGAACAGACTCCCATGACTACGCGCTAGTTCGCTACGTCGCCTTGCGTTCATGGGGTTGATGCGGCCCCGAGCGCGTAACTTTTGGCCAGTGCGCGCGGGAGCGCGCCTCGTTAGGAGTAGCTTGCAGTAGCGCTAGTTACGCGCTAGCGTCGGATCATGAGCCGTCGGACCCGGCGCCCCAGGGGCGCCCCTCTCCATCACCGCCCGGACGCGGTGCGATATGCCCGGGAGCAGGCTGGTCTCACCTCGCGAGAGGTGGCCCGCCGCGTGGGCATCAGCGAAAGCCTCATGTCGGACATTGCGCAGGGTCGTCGGAGTGCGGCGCCGGAGACGTTGGAGCGGATTGCTCGCGTTCTCGGGTGTCCGCTCTCGGTCCTCGAAGCGGTGCCGCAGAGCGAGGGCGCGTCGTGAGCCGGGCGTACTGCCGGTGCGTCACGGTGCGGAACTACTCGTACGAAGAGGCTGCGGCGAAGTTGTGCTGCAAGAGGCGGTTCCTGGAGGACCGCATCAGTCGGCTGCCGCATCAGAAGCTCGGCGAATCCGTGGCTTTCTGTGACTGCGAACTCGCCTTGATTCAGAGCATGTTCACGGTCAACGCGCCGGACGCCTCGCGGCAGGAGGCGCCTTCTCCCGCCCCCGCCCTCACCCAGATCCGCCCCGTGACGGGGCGTCGCCGGGTGGGCGCATAGATCGGGGCCACTCAGACCGTGCCGGGTCCGAGCAGCCCCTCCCACTCAACAACCTCAACCCGAGAGACGAGGTATCCGTGGCAACCACCAACCGTAGCAAGCCGCAGGAGAGCGCGCGCCGTGCGCCGCTCCCCGGCCAGCCCCCCGCCGGGGGGTCGCTGTGAGCGCCCCCGAGAGCGTCCTCCTGGCCGTGGCCGGTGTGACGCCGCTGCTCACCGTGGGCATCGCCGCCCTGTGGGAGCAGCGCCAGGCGAAGAAGCCGGAGCCCGCCCACGACCCGTGGCAGTGCCGCCAGTGCGCCCGGATGAGGCACCCGGCCGGGCGTGCGCTCCGGGCGTCCAGCGGCGGCATTCCTCGCCAGGGAGGACCCCGTGAGTAGATACCGAGCCCGCACGGCCCACGCGGCCGCCGCTGCCGCTGCCCGTGCTCAGCGGGGCGAGTGGATCGCCGTGGGGGTCTACGCCCAGCCGCTCGTGGCTGGCCTGACCGCGCGCCGGATCAGCTCCGCCCACCCGACCCTCCGCCCCTACGGGCCCGCTGGGGCGTTCGAGGCGCAGGCCCTCTTGACGGGGTCGGGAGACGCCGTCGTCTGGGTCCGGTACGTGGCCGGCAAGGGCCCCGTCCCCGCGGCCCCGCCGCCCCGCATCGACACCCCGGTCCTCGCGACCGACAGGGACACCGATGCCGCTGCTGCCCGCGAGGCTGCCGAGATCGCTGCCCTTGCCCGCCTGCGCGCGGAGCACGCCCTCACCCACCCCGCCACGTGCCCGTGCGACGCCTGCCGCGTCGCCCGCAAGGTCGCCCGACGGAAGGCCACCGCATGAGCATCGACAGCATCCCCACGTTCGACCTCCCGCCTCTGGCGGACGCACCCACTGCTCGGCTTCTACTTCCTGCCGACGCACCCGAGGCGCAGTGGCACGCCACCCGCGCCGCCGGGATCGGCGGCTCGGACGTCGCCGCCATCCTCGGCCTGGACAAGTACAGGGGCCCGAGGCACGTCTTCGAGGACAAGCACGGGCGGCCCACCTTCAAGCGCAACGAGGCCGCCGAGATCGGCACGGAGATCGAAGGGTTCATCGCCAGGCTGTTCAGCAAGCGCAGCGGTGTCCCGATCGCGATGCCGCCAGGGACACTCGTGCACACCGAGCACGAGTGGGCGCGGGTCAACGTCGACCGGTACACCTGCTCTGCGGACGGGGCCGTGACCGGGCTGCTGGAGTGCAAGAACCGCAGCGCCTACCAGCTCGACGACTGGGAGGACGGCGTCCCCGACGCCCCCGCGCTCCAGACTCATTGGGGCATGGCCGTGGGCGGCTGGACGCACGGGTACGTGGCCGCGCTCGTCGGCGGTAACCGGCTGATCTGGCACCGGCTGGAGCGCGACGAGGAGATGATCGCCTACCTCCTCGACTTCTGCGGGAAGTGGTTCGAGCGGCACGTCGTCGAGGGCTTCGAGCCCGAGGCCGACGGCCTGGAGTCGACGACCGAACTGCTGTCGAAGCTGTGGTCCGTCAAGCCGGAGGCGGTCGCCGAGGTCGATGTGACCAAGGCCAAGGAGCTGCGCGCCAAGGCACTCGACCTCAAGGCGCAGGCCAAGGGCGTCGCGGAGGAGCTGCGGGCCGTCGAGAACGAGATCCGCCTGCTGACCGGCGAGAACGAGATCGCGAAGGCCGACGGCAAGGCCGCCTGGTCCTGGAAGGCGAACGGCACGTTCGCCAGCAAGAGGTTCACGGAGGACGAACCCGAGCTGGCCGCCGCATACACGCACATGGTGCCCGCCCTCGACGTCGACCGGCTCAAGGACGAGCAGCCCGAGAAGTACGCCGCCTACCGCGCCCGCGTCCTGCGCATCCCCGCGAAGGGAATCTGACCATGGCTCTGTCTCTCAAGGACCGCGTGCGCGCGGTCGCCGCCCCCACCGCCGAGCAGCCGACCGTCGAGGCGACGGTGACCCGGACCGCCGACGTCCCCCAGCAGTCGACGCCCGACGAGCTGCATTCCTCGGCGCAGGGCGAGAGCGGCGACGTCGCCGACATCGCGCTGGACTGGCTGGAGCGGTACGGCGAGGAGTTCACGAAGGCACTGCCGTCGCACATCGACAATGGTGTTTTCCTCGCCGCCGTACGGGCCGCTCTGCCGGGCCTGGTCCGCTGCACGCCGGCGTCCCTGCTCCAGGCGCTCCTGACCTGCGCCCGATTCGGCCTGGTGCCGGACGGCCGTCACGCGGTCATCAAGCGCGAGGGCAAGACGGCCGTGTTCGTGCCGATGGCCCAGGGCTACGTCGAGCTGATGTACCGCTCGGGCCGGGTCGGCTCGGTGCACGTCGGGATGATCCACGAGGCCGACGAGTGGAGCTACGAGCCGTCCGCTCCGGCGCCGCTCGACTTCACGCACAAGCCCCGGGTGGAGCTGTCGAAGAAGGACCGGGGCCCGGCGATCCTCGCCTACGCCTTCTGCTGGATGACGTCGGGCGCCCGCTCCCAGGTGATCGTCCTGTCCCGCGAGGACGCCGAGGCGATCCGCGACGAGTACAGCTCGGCGTACCAGCGGGCCAAGGACTCCGGGGCGAACGACAGCTTCTGGCACACCGACTTCGACAAGATGTGGGCCAAGAGCGCGCTGCGGCGGCTGCACAAGGTCGTGCCGATGTCCGCCGAGCTGGTCGCGCTGCTGGCGGCAGACGACGCGGGCGATGAGGGGCGGGTGCAGGTCGTGCACGCGCCGGACCCGGAGGTCGCCGTGCTCGCCGCTGAGGCGGAGCGGGCGTATGAGGCGGCCGAGGGCTCCCAGGAGCTCGCCGACGCTGCGCTGCCCCGTAAGAGCCCGCGGACCCGTCGGACGCAGCCGACGCGTTCTTCTCGGAAGTCGCGCGGGGCCCGGTCTCGGAAGGGGGCCCGCCGATGAGCTGGAACCGGCGCCCGCTGGTCGGCTTCGACCTGGAGACGACCGGGGTCGACCCGGAGACGGACAGGATCGTGACGGGCTGCGTCGTCCGCTACGGCGGCGGCCGGCCCACCGAGGCACGGACCTGGCTCGCTGACCCCGGGGTCCCGATCCCGGCCGGGGCAACGGCGGTGCACGGCGTCACCACGGAGGCGGCCCGGGCGTCGGGCCGCCCGGCCGCCGATGTCGTCACAGAGATCACCGCGGCGCTGGTTCAGGCCGCCGCCGAGGGCCTCCCGATCGTCGCCATGAACGCGGCGTTCGACCTGACGATGCTCGACCGGGAGGCTCGCCGCCACGGGGTTCGGCCGCTGGGTGACCTGTGTTCCCCGGTGGTGCTGGACCCTCGCGTCCTGGACCGGCAGTTGGACCGGTACCGGCGTGGTGGGCGGACCCTCACGGAGCTGTGCAGGCATTACGTGGTGCAGCTGGAGGGGGCGCACAGCGCCGACGCCGACGCGGTCGCGGCCTGTGCCCTCACGTGGAAGCTGGCCGCCCGCTACCAGGTGCTCGCCCACACCGAGCTCGGCGAGCTGCACGATCTCCAGACGAGGTGGGCTCGGGAGCAGGCTGAGGGACTGCGCGACTACTTCGTCCGGACGCCCGGCAAGGAGCACCTTGCCGCCTCCGTCCGGCTGGACTGGCCGATGATCCCGGCGCCGCGCGGGGGTGCCCCGCGATGAGCGAGCAGACGTTGACCGCCGCCTTGTTGGTGGCGGTCGGCGTCGCCCTCGTCGTCCTGCTGGTCGCCCGCGTGGGCGGCCCCGGCACCGAGGCCGCCGGCCTGGTGCTGGATCTGGATGGCGAGTACGACGCCGTGGATTTCGACCACTGCCCGGCCGAGCGCCGGACCACCCCGCACTTCCTCCACGCCACCGGCGGGCGGACGTGCGTGTCCTGCAAGACCACCACATCGGGGGACCAGTGATGACGGAGACGTTCGGGCCGGAGTACGTCCGGCCGCCGCAGGAGGCTTGTCCTTCCTGCTCGTGCTGCACCGCTGAGCTGTGCCTACGGGGCCGGGTCAGCGTGCACGAGTGCCGAGGGCTGACGCCGGAGGAGTACCGGGAGACCGTGCACGGCTGCCCGTGCTCGGCGGCGACAACGCGCGGTACGCACGCGTGGCGAGCCGCGCAGGTCCGCGTGACCCGCCTCGCCACCGAGCGGCCGCTTCCCCTGCCTGCGGAAGAGCTGCTGCGGGATCTCGCTGCTGGTCGCGTCCCGGTACTGCCGGACCGGCAGGTCCTCGCGTCGCTCAAGGTCCGGGGCCTGGCCGTCGAGGTCGACTTCGGGTTGCTGGCGACCGAGCTGGGGCGCGTCTACCTCGCGGCTCGTACCGGCGGCCGCACGGTGACGCGGGTGGTGGTGCAGTCCGTGGACATGGAGACGCGGACCGCGCTGGTGATGGTCGAGGGCTGGTCGGACCGGACCCCGGTCCCCGTCCTCCTCGGCCTGCTCCGCGCCGCTTCCTGCCTCGATGCCGAGGCGCTGCCCGGGCTCGACTTCGAGGCGGAGGCCAATCTCGGCGCGCTGGAGGCAGATGACGTCGTCCTCACCCGCATCGCCGGGCCGACGGCACTGCCCGGCACGGCCGCGGCGGTGCTCGGGGATGGGGGCGGTCATGAGTGACCTCGTCGTGCTCGTCGTGGTCGTGCTGCTGGTCGGCTGGGTGGCGGGCATCGTGGCGAGCCTCGTCACGCTCTCGTCCGAGACGGGCAAGCGCCGGGTAGCCGGTGTCACTGCCGGCACGCCGCTGCCGGAGTGGGTGGCGTACGCCTTCCTCGCGGTCCTGGTCGTCGCCTGGCCGGCCGTCTACGTCGTCGCGGTCGTGCAGCGTCTCGCTGGGCGGAGTGGAGGTGAGGGGCGGTGACCGCACCTCAGGTAGTGGGCCTGGACCTGTCGTTGACGGCTTCGGGGATCGCCTACCGGGATGGGTCGACCACCACGGTGAAGACCCGGCAGAAGGACGGGGACCGGCGGCTACTCCACATCGCGGAGGCGGTGCGCGTTGCGGTGGGCGGGCCCCATGTGGGTCTCGGCCCGGTGCCGGACCTCGTGGTATTGGAGGACATTCCGCAGAACTCGTTCGCGGCCAAGCCGATCAGCATGGTGCACGGCGTGGTGCGGGCCGTCCTCATCGAGGCCGGCGTCCCGTACGCGCTCGTGACGGCCGCGACGCTGAAGGCGTACGCGACGGGCAAGGGGTCCGGCGACAAGGTCCCGATGGCCATGGCGGCGTACAAGAGGGCCGGCCGGGAGTTCGCCGACGACAACCAGTGCGACGCCTGGTGGCTGTGGGTCGCGGGGCTCGACCGGCTCGGCGCTCCGCCCGTCGATCTCCCGGCGGCGCAGCGTGCCCGGCTCGACAAGGTCAAGTGGCCTGACCTGCGGGGTGGTGCCTGGTGATCACGGACCAGGAGATCGCGGCGGCTCTGAGCGGTGCGGCTGATACGTCGGACCGGTCGGTCTACCTGCGGCTGGGCGTGAGTGCCCAGCGGGTCGCCCGGGTGCGCGCGGAGCTGAGGATGGCGCCGTTCCGGCGCGGGCCCCGGCCCCGGTTCGCGTCGTGGGCGGAGCTGTACGCCGCGTACGCGGTGCCGCTGGCTGACGGGCATGTCGGGTGGGCCGGGAGGCGCACGGGGCGGTCGGAACCCGTGATGCGCCTCCGGCATCGGACGGAGACCGCTGGTCGGTATGCGTTCCGCACGCAGCACGGCCGCGAGCCGGTCGGCAACGCCCGGCGGACGTGCGGGATGCCCGGCTGCGTGGCCGGCGCTCACCTCGCCGACCGGCGGATGCGGGAGGGCTGGTGATGATCTCGCGTGACGCGGCCTTCACCGCCGTGCCGATGGTCGTGGCGCTGCTCCTGGTCCTGGCCGTCCGGGACTCGCGCGCCTCCTCCGGGGACACGAAGGGGACGCCCGTCCCCTCCGTCCCCGGAGGGGGCGGCCCCGCCGGGGACACGGTGCGCGCCGAGGGTGTGACCTGCGGGGACAGCGTCCCCGGCGGGTCGGGGACGGGTGTCTCGTGATGGCGCGGCGCGGGCGCCGGCCCGCCCCCGACACGCTGCCCCGCCCCGCGCACTGGTCGGTGCAGGCGGCGTGCATCGGGGCGGACCCGGAGATTTTCCATCCGCCGCGGGACGCCAGCCTGACTCAGGTGGTGGCTCGGGAGGCGAAGAGCTGGTGCGCGCGGTGCCCGGTACGGGAGCAGTGCCTCACGGACGCGCTGGACCGGGCCGAGCCGCACGGCGTGTTCGGCGGGATGGACGCGGGCGAGCGGCGACTCATCCTGCGTCGGCGGCGGGAGCGGGAGCGCAACGCCCGCCGCCGCGCCGAGCGCGACGAGCAGGCGGTGGAGGAGGTGGCGGATGGCGGTCCGGAGGAGTCGCCCGAAGCCGCCTGAGCTGCCGTCAGTGCCGGGCGGCCTCCTGGACTGGCGGGCCTCGGCCCACTGGTCGCAGACGGCCGCCCAGTGCCGCTACTGCCCCGAGACCACCCAGCTCCGCGACTCCTACGGCCGCCCCTCGCACAAGACGTGCGCGGAGGAGGCCGCCCGCCGCTGGACGGCGGCGACCACACCCCAGCAGAGCAACGAAAGGACCCACCTGTGAGCACCAGCGGTAAGGCTCGGCTCGGCTCGCGCTACCGGCCCCGCCTGCGCGGGGAGGAGCGCACGCGGGTCGCCGCCGCGATCGGCGCCGAGTATGCGGCCGGCGCGGGTATCCGGGCCATCGCCGAGGCGCGGGACCTGTCGTACGGCACGGCGCGGGCGCTGATCCTGGAGTCCGGGGCGCGGCTGCGCGGCCCCGGCGGGTCGAAGCGGTGAAGACCCCCCGCCCGGGCCGGGCTCGATGGCTGCTCGCGGTGCCGCTCGGCGCGCTGCTGCTGTGGGGCTGCCAGGCCGCCGAGGACCCGGACCGCCGTTGCCGGCCCGCCGGGACCGGCCAGGAGATGAGCCTCGTGGCGGCGGTCGAGGGGCGTGGCGGGGGCCGTGGCGGCTCCGGCGGCGGCTCGGGGAGCGGGTCCGCGCCCCGGCCGGTGCCCCGGCCTGACGGCCCGTCCGTCGACCTGCGCAAGCCCAAACCCGCCCCGACCCGGACGACGCCCCGGGGCCTGGTCCTCGTGCCGGGCGGGGCCCACCCCGCGCCGACCGAGAGCCCGTCACCGAGCGGGTCCACGAGTCCCTGCAAGTGAGGAGCGCCGGGCCCCCGACCACCGACGGTCGGGGGCCCGGCGCCCGCGCGCCCGGGTCGGCGTCCGGCCCGCCCCCCTCCCCTGTCCTGCTTGAGAGGAGCCCCCGTGCGGTGTGGCACCTGCGGTGCGGCTGTGCACCTGACGATCACCGAGGCCGGCCGCCGTCTGCTGGTCGACGCCCGCCCCGACCCCGAGGGCAACACCGCGGTGTACCGGGACGGGACGGGGACGTGGCGGTCCCGCCGGCCGACCGCGGAGTTGCCGTTGGCGGGGTGGGAGCGGCTGCACAAACCGCACGTGGCGACGTGCGGAGGCGGCCGGGGTGCGTCGGCGTCGAGGGCCGCTCGTCCGGCTCGGCCGCTGCCGGAGGGGGTGGCGGATCTGGCCGCGCACCGGAGCCGTCGAGGCGGCCCCCGGTGACCCTTTCGGGTGCGCACTCAAACTGCGTGACAGGGCAACTTGACTTTGCAAACTCGGACGGTCAAAGTGTTGATCACGAGCGGGGCGCCCCGGCAAACGGCGGCCCGAACGGAACCGCACTGACCAGCACTTACGGAAGGACCGCCGCCGCATGAGCCACGAAGCGGTCACCTGGGCCATGGACGACGCGCCCATGCTCCGGACCGAGAAGGGGCGCCCGGACACCACCACGCGGGGCGTGCTCCAGGTCCTCGCCGAGCACGCCGACAAGGACGGCCAGAACGCCCGCCCGTCGCTCGCCCGCCTCCGCTACCGCACCGGCTACGACCGCCGCACCGTGCAACGGGCGCTCCGCCGCCTGGAGGCGGCCGGACTCATCAAGGCCACTGGCACTCACGGGGAGATCACGGTCTACGCCCTCGCCCTCCGCACGATCCGGCCGGCCTCGGACTGGACGGAGCTCCTGGAGGACGAGCAGCGGCAGAAGGACGCCGCCCGCGACCGCCAGCGGAAGTCACGCGCCAAGCGCGCCGCCTCGTCGGCAGCCGCCGAACCCTCCACCGATCCGGATGTCACGCACCTGGACGACGTGACGGAGCAGGGCGTCACACACTCTGACGACGAACGTCACGCATCCGAAGTGCGTGACGTCACGCACTCTGACGACGCACGTCACGCACTCAGTGCCGCCCTAACCGTCAGTGAACCGTCCACAGAACCGTCCACAACCCTTGGTGACGGCCGTAGGCCAACTACCGGTAGTGAGGGCGCGCCCGAGGGCGGCTGCGCCGCGGCAGCAACAGCGAGCCCGGCCGAGGAGGAGACGGAGGAACTGCGGACGGCCGCCGTCGGCTGCGTCATCGGGCTGATGCCGCACCGTCTGCGGGACCAGCTCCCCAACCCGGTGCCCCGGGCCGTCACGGACGCCATCCGCACGGAGCTCGCCCGCGGCCTGACCGCCGATCAGCTCGTGGAGCGGGTCGGGCGCCGCTGGTGGAACCACGGCTACGAGGACGCGGCCGAGTCCGGGGACGGCCCGGGCATCCTCCGCCCGGTGGGCGTCGCCATCGCCCTGGTGCGCCGGGGGCAGTGCACCTCGGAACGCTGCGACGACGGCACCGACGTCGACACCGGCGCCCGCTGCCGCACCTGCGAGCGGGAGGCCGAGGACCGTAAGCGCCGCCGTGAAGCGGCCCAGGCGCCCGTACAGGGGACGATCTTGGTCGGCGTGCCCTCCGGGGCCACCGACGCCGCCCCGGCCGCTCCTAGGCCCGCACGGCGGCTTCCGGCCCAGCGCACGGAGATCCGCGATTGCGAGCGCGACTGCGGCAGCGTCCACCGCACCGTGCCCGCCCCCGCCCCCGCCGGGCTCTGCCCCCGCTGCACCGCCGACGACGCGGCCCAGGCGGCGAACGGATGAACCTCACCGTCCTCCAGGACCTCCGCGCCGCCCTCGCCGACCTCGACAGCTACGGCGACCGCCTCAACCCGCACGACGCGACGCCCGAAGCGCTGCGCGCGCTGGACGAAACTCTCGTCCTCGCCCGCCGCCTGGTCGCCGCCGCCGCGAACCGCCCGGTCACCGGGTGCCGCCTCCACCCCACCGGCCCGGTCGACAACGAGGCCGGCGGGTGCCTCCTGTGCAACACCCGCCGCCGCCGCGCCACCACGACCACACCCACCGACGCACCCGTGGAGGACGTCCTCCACGCGGTCGACGCGCACGGCCACGACGCCGCCGTGCGCACCTACGGGGCCCGCCCCGTCGCCCGAGCCCTCGCCACCGCCGGCCGGGGCACCACCACCAACCTCACCAGGAGCACCCGATGAGCCAGCCACTCACCCCCGCCGAGATCAAGCGCCGCACGGACGCCGCCGTGGAGGCCGAGCAGGCCGGCGACCACCGCCAGGCCGCACAGCTCTACGACCAGCTCGGCAAGGACATCCAGGCCCAGTCCGGGCGCTTCGACTCCCGCGCGCTCGACGCCTTCGAGGCCATGTCCCGCGCGATCAGCAACAGCGCCCGGGGCGGGCAGGGATGACCATGCACCGCACGCCCTCGGCCGCCCCGGACGACCCCGCCCGCCAGCACGGCCACCACCCCCTCCGCCAGCAGACCACCGCCGACTGCCCGGTGTGCGGCGGCGACATGCCGCCCACCGCCGATGTCTGCTCCCCGGCCTGCGCGACCGCCCCCGCCCGCTGGTGAGCGCCCGCACCCGGTGCCGCGCCTGCGGCAACCCGAAACCGGCCCGCACCTACCTGTGCCCGCCGTGCTGGCGGCAGCTCCCCGACGAGGCCCGACGCCTCCTCTCCCACACCGGCGACCGGGCCCGCGCCACGGCCCGCCTCCGCGAGCTCCACCACCACATCGACAGCGGGCACCCGCTCGCAGAACTGGAGATCACCCCATGAATGCCCCCGAGCCCCGCGCCGCCGTTATCGCGGCACTTGAAATCGCTGGCTGGTACCGCGCAGACCTTCACCAATTCCCGCTCCTCAAGCACCACTCGGGCATCTGCTGGGAGGTCTCTACCAGCGAGGGGACATGCCACATCGACTACCTCAACGGCACGAGCACCACGCTCAACCAGGCCACCCCGGACCAGGTCGTCACCGCCGCATGCCTCGCGGCGACCGGTCAGGGCGGCCCCGGCGCCGCCAAGCGCGCCCACTTCCTTGAGGCTGCCGACACGATTACCCGGCTTCAGGACCAGCTGGACGAGGAGATTCGGACCGAGTACGGCGAGCTCGACCGGGACACCGAGGTCGAGGGCGCCGCGACCCGGCGCATGGCCGACATGCTCCGCGAACGCGCTGAGACCGAGACCGCACAGACCGCCCTGCCCATCGACTTCTTCGCTCCCGACACCGTCTACCGGCGGCGCCGCTGGACCTACCAGTGCCTCGCCGTCGTCCTCAACCCGCTCACTGGGGAGCCTCGCGCGGTCGGTCTCCTCGGCCGGGACGGCGAGCCGTCCACCGCCACGTCCATGGACCCGGACAACTGGCAGCACGACGGATGGGAGGCGCAGACCGACACGCCCGTTTCGGCGGCCCCGTCCGGCCCGTCCGTTGCCGAGGTCCAGGCCGCCGCGTACCGCAAGGCCGCCGGCCTGGTCGACGCCCTGCCGCAGGACTACGAGCTCGACCCCGGCCGCGGCGACGCCGTCCAGATCCTCCAGCGCCTTGCCGCCGAGGCCCCGACCACGCAGCCCGCGCCGGCCATCACCGACGCCACCAGCACCACAACCGGCAGCGCATGCCGGTGCTACGCCCCCACCCACCACGCGCCGGACTGCGCGTCCGCGAGGCTCACGTGGCAGGGAAAGGCCTACCCGGCCGCCGTCTGGTACCGCGACGGCGAAGGGGCGTGGTGGTGGCCGAGCGGTATCGACGCCCGGGGCTGCCTGCTCCTCCTCCACGAGGGCGACCCCACCAACGAGGCCGAGCCCATCGACCAGGTCGAGGCGGAGTACCCGCCGCTCACCCCCACCGCGTACGGCGCCTGTCTGCCGCTCGATGACCTCCCCGCTTGGGACCCGAGCACGGGGCAGTGGGTCCCCCCGGCCTACGACGCCTGACCTACCGCCCGCACAGCACGGGCCGCCCCCGCGGGAATCGGGGGCGGCCCCCACCACACACCTATGGAGACCGAACGGTGAGCCGAAACCTCTGGGAACACGACCACCCGTACTACTGCGCCAAGGGCAACTACTTCGCCAGCCCGGACAAGGGCATGCACACGAAGTACGACTCGTGGACCGCCTTCCACGCCGACTGGGGCGACAACGACCCCGACCTCAACCTCGTCGTCCGCTGGGACTGGGAGCGCCCCGACCCCGCCGACTACAAGCCCTACGGCGAGGCGGTCCCCCCGGACACGCTGGCCGTGTACTGGGTCCTCCAGCGCAAGGCGATCCTTCGGTCCACCGAATGCGTCGTCACCGAGGCCGACGAGCCCGCCGTCCGCGAGTGGCTGGCCCGTCGGGCGCAGACCATCGCCGACGTCTGGTCGCCGTTCCTCGCCGCCGCCGAGGGAGCGACGGCGTGAGCGAGATCGAGCCCGTGGGACACCTCTACGGCATCGAGCCGGGACGCTACGACGCCAACGACGACTGGCAGCCCGAACGCATCGTGGCCTTCCGGATCACCAAGAAGACCCCACGCCGGATCTACTACGACGCCGACCTCTACCGCGGGCAGCCGAACATCCGGTTCGTCAACCGTCAGGTCATCGAGGAAAAGGGCGAGATCACCCGCAGGAGCGGCGTCTGGTCGGAGCCCGACCTCCAGCTGTACGTCAAGCCGCCGCAGACCTGGCCGCCCCAGCCGGACCTGGACATCGCACGACTCAAGGCCGAGATGGCCGCCGCACACCCCGACCGGGGCGGTACCGAAGCGGAGTTCATCGCGGCTCGCGGCCGATACGAGAGCGCGCGCCGCTGACGCCTGACCGCCCGCACAGCACGGGCCGCCCCCGCGGGAATCGGGGGCGGCCCTCCCACCAGCCAACCACGGAGAACATCGTGACGACGCCCCGCCCCCGACGCCCGCACCCCAAGACGGCGCAGATCATCGAGCTTGCCCGCGCCGGCCGCACCACCGACGAGATCGCCCGCACCCTCCGCGCCGGCCGCGGGACCGTCGCCAGGGTCCGCGAAGAGGCCGGCATCCCCCCGACCCCCGCACCGCCTGGCGCAAGCCGCCCCACCCCAAGGAGAAGGAGGTCCGGGGCCTCCTCGCCGAGGGGTACAGCAACGCCGAGGCCGCCCGCCGGACCGGCGTCACCCCGGCCACCGCGGCCCGCATCCGCGAGTCCGCCGGTATCGGGCCCGCCACCATCCCGCCGCCGCCCCGCCCCCACCCGCGCACCGCCGAGATCACCGCCCTCCTCGCCCACGCCACGAACACGGCCATCGCCGAGCAGCTGGGCGTGGACCGCGCTGCCGTCGCCCGCATCCGCCAGGAGACCGGCACCACCTACCGCAAGCCGAAGTACCGCTCAGCCGAGGAGAAGTGGGCCGACCACGTCCGCTTGGTCGACGGCGGCCACCTGGAGTGGCTGGGGGAGCGGTCCAGCACCGGCACCCCGGTCATGCGCTACCAGGACCAGTGGGTCAGCCCGGCCGGCATCGCCTTCCGCTGGGGCACGGGCCGCGACCCCGTCGACCAGGTCCGCGCCGAGTGCGGCGTCCGCCACTGCCAGGCCCCCGACCACGTAGACGACGACCTCGGCCGCCAGCGCACCCGCGAGCAACTGCGCTACCTCACCGGGCGCGGCCCCCGGCCCGAGCGCTGCCGCCACGGCCACCTCCAGGCCGACCACGGCCGGTACACGCCCACCGGCGTCGCCTACTGCAACAAGTGCAAGCAGCGCAAGCGCAGTTGACCACCGTGCCCCACGAGCGCGGGGCCGCTCCCGCCCGAACCGGGAGCGGCCCCACCCCGCCACCCTCCCACGCCACAGAGGCCCACCGTGCACCCCATCTGCGCAGCCTGCTGGACACCCCTCCCCGACACCACCGCCCCATGCCCCCGCCCGCGATGCCGCCGGCCCGACCCGCCCGACCCATCCCCGCCGCCGCCCACGTCCGTCCCCGGACAGACGGCCCTGCCGCTACCTCCGCCACAACCCCGCCAACTGCCCCTGTGGGGCCCGTGAACCCGCGCACCGACCACACCGGAGACCCCCGATGACCGAGCAGTTCAACGACGAGGTACGCACGATCGGCGATGCCCTCGCCGCCGGCGTCGCAGGCGACCTCGAACGGGGCACCACGATGCTCCAGCCCCTCGTGGACCGGGGCCGCCGCGAGACGTTCGCCGTCCTCGGCAGCCTCGCCGAGGCCGCCACGTTCATCGCCCGACGCGACAGCACCGCCGGCGCCTTCGGCCTGCACGTCGCCGACATCACCACCGGGGAGAGCGCGTCCGCCGACGAGCTACCGCCGCCGGCGCGCTTCGCGTTCCAGTACGTCACGGCCTGGGCCAACCGTGACCCTGACGCCGCCCTCGATCTGTTCACCGTCTTCGCGGACCACTGCGAACGCACCGGCGCCCCCGACCTCGGCGAGGCCATCGGCCTCGTCTACGGCATGGCCGTCACGACCAGCACCCAACTGATCCGCGAAGCCCGCGAGGCTCGCGAGGCCGGAGAGGACCGTCCGTGACCACCGTCTACCTCCTGGCGGCCCTCCTCGCCGGGTACGGGCTCGGCCGCTGGCAGCCCTACACCCGACTCGGCGACTGGGTCGCATGGGAGGTCCACCTCCACATCGACCGGTGGACAACCCGCCCCCGGCAGCTCGTCCTCGCCGCGCTGCTGCTCATCACCGACCCGCGCCGCACCCTCCGGGCCTGGCGCCACCGCCACGACCCCCCGCCCACCAGGAGCCCCGCCATGCAAGTCCCGCCCCCGTACCGCCCCGAGGGCGAGGAGGCCCGTTGAACCGCCCCCTCGGGTACGCCCTGGCTGCCGCGCACCTCACCGCCGGCCTCTACCTCGCCCACGCCGCCACCATCACCGTCAACCACGGCGGCGCCCCCGCGACCGCCACCGCCCTCTACGCCACCGCCGCCCTCGCGGCCGCCGCCGCGCTCACGGCCGCTCCCGGCCCCCGGCGGCCGCCCGTTCCGACCCGGCCGGGCACCGCCGACGAGGACGCCGCCGCCCTCGCCACCCTCACCTGCGACCAGGACCGCGGCGAGAACCCTTTCGCCTGGACCGCCACCACCCCGGAAGGAAAGCCATGACCGACACCACCACGACTGACCAGTGCTTCACGTGCGGGGACACCACCGAGCCCGGCCACGAGTGCGCCCCCGCACGGCTCAAGGACGCGCTGCGCCACGCCCGGGGCCGCCTGGATCTCCTGGCCCACTCCCTCCGCACGCTCCTGGCGCACCTCGCGGAGAGCGCGGCCGAGGAGCAGGCCGTCCCGCCCATGATCGTGAAGCGGGCCCGCTCCGCCCTCACCGCACGCCGCACCCGCCCGTACCACCCGGATGTTCAAGGCCGCTGCCCGAGCTGCGGCGGCGCCACCCTCTTCCTCGCGAACGGCGGCTACATCACCTGCTCCTCCCTCCCCTGCCCGACCCCCGACGCCGCAACGACCCTCCTCGAACGCCGACCCACCCGCGAGGACGTGACCGGCGCGTCTTCACCGTGCCGCCAGGCCGCCTACGAAGCGGTGTACGACCACATCCGCCGCCTCGGCGCCGGCCTCCCTTCGGACACCGCCCAGCGCAACGCCTCGATCTGGCGAGCAGTTCACGCCGCCCTCGACGCCGCTGGCGTGCCCGCCCGCGCCAACCCAACCGACTCCCACGCCACCACCGAGGGACACCCCGTCCCCACCGGGAGACACCCCGTCCCTCCGGCGAGGGACACCAGGGAGGACACGCCCCCCGAGCCCGGAGGACGGACACAGGCGTCCCCCCTCGGGGACACCGCCGAACCTTCCCTGACCAGGACTGTCCCCGTCGCCCCTGCCCCTGTCCCCGACCACCCCGGCCCCGGGGGCGACGGTGGGGACAGTGCGCAAAACGCCGGTGTCCGCTTCGCCTACACCGCCACCGTGCGCCGGGGTGAGGTCCGCGACGCCATCACCGAGGCGTTCGACCTCCTGGACGCCGAGCTCCACGCCCAGCGGCGCCAGCCATGACGCTCGACCCCCCGCTGCCCCGCAGGATCAGCCGGGCCGAGATCGAGCACGCCCTACACCTCGACCGACTCCGCAGGCACGCCGCCGCGGGCGACATCGGAGCAGCCATCGCCCTCGGCCGGCACCTTCCTCTCCACGAGGCGTACGCCGTGCTCGCCGCTACCCGCTCCCCGGCTGCACCGTCCCCGTCCGCCTTGTGACGAGGCCCACGGCCGGGGTGCCCACCACAGGGCACCCCGGCCGCCGCTGCTCCACAACCATGACCACCCTCGACGGCCAACAGCCCACCACCTCCAAGGAGACTCCAATGGCCAGCACCGCCGCCGCCTACGCCGCCGCGTACGCCGTCCTCACCGCCGCCCACGAAGCCGGGGACTACATCGTCCAGCGGGACGCCGACGCCCGCGACAAGGGCAAGCACGGCCACACCGGCCGCGCCGCCTGCGCCCGCCACGTGGCCTCCTACACCGCCACCCAGGCCCTCGCGCTCCTCGCCGCCCACCGCGGCCTCCGCCTCCACCTCAACCCCCGCCGCGCCCTCCTCGGCCTCGGCCTCTCCGCCGCCACCCACTACATCGCCGACCGCTGCGCAACCCACTGGGCGGACGACACCGCCACGGCGCCGCTCCTCGTCCGCGCCGCCCACGCCACCGGCAAGGGGGCGTGGCTCCAGCGCGATCCCGGCGCCGGCGCCCTCATCGACCAGGCGTGGCACAAAGCGTGCATCGGCGTCGCCGCCGCCGTTGCCGCCTCCGGACGCCGCACCTGCTGAGTTCCGGCCGCTTGCTAACTATGCATCATGTGATGCATAGTTAGGTCGAGGCCGAGGGACCAGCCCGCCGGCCCAGCGAATGGAGCGTGTACCGATGCCGAGCGCGGACAGCCTTCAGCAGGCCATCAAGGACGCCACGGAGGAGCGGGCAAGGTCGCTGGACGCGAGCCTCCCCGACGACGAGCGGAAGGACGCGGCGGAGTCCGCCGACATCTACTGGCGCAGCATCATGCACGTCGCCACGCGCCTCGCCGAGGTCTGCAGGAAGGAGGGCGCCGCCCTGAGCCCCCGACTCCGAGCCCTGGCACCCGACGACTACAGCCGCGAGGCGCAGGAGCTGGACGACCTCTACCGCACCTGGACGGCCGCGACCTATGACATGGAGGCCCTGGCGGCACACGCCGCACTCCGCCAGGACGCCGAGCGGACGCTCTCCGCAGAAAGGGCGGGCTGATGCCCGAGCTATGGACCATTGAGCAAGTGGCGCAGGAGCTCGGCATCAAGCCGAACGCCGCTCGCGGACAGCTCTCCCGCTGGGGCATCCGCCGCGCGGGCACCGGCTCCTCACCGGCCGGGCGCATCACCGCCCAGTACGACGCCGACGAGGTCCGTGATGCAGCCGCCCGCCGGCCCGGCCGCGGCGCCCGAACCGACCTCCTCAACAAGTAACCGGCCCACCGCCAGATCCGCACAAAGGCCCCCCTCGACGCATCGAGGGGGGCCTCCTGGCGTGTGCCTGCCCTACTCCGGCGTCCGCTCCACCGTCGACACCCGCACGGACCGAATGTCCGCCAGTTCCCCGTTCCGAATCTCCGCCTCCAGGGGCGCCGTGTCCCCCTTCGAGGTCTTCCCCACCCCCAGCTTGTCCGCCGTCACCCCGGTGGACCCCAGGACATCCCCGTCCCCGTCGAGGAACTCCAGCCCCACGAAGTACGAGGCCCCCTCTTCACCGCGGTTGGTGATCGAGTACGGGGTGACGTACGCCCCCGGCCCCCACACGTCGTGATCCTGGAACCCAGCCTTGCCCAGCTCGACATCCCGCGCGGCCACATCCTCCTCGCCACCCTTGTCCCCCGCCGGAGCCGCCCCGGCCGGCGCCGACGAACCGGTCGACGCGGGCGCCCCCTCGCCGCCACCCGTGCCCTCGCTCGACCCCGCGCAGCCGCTCACCAGCGCAGCCGCAGCCACCACCGCACCCACGTACACCCCAACACGCCGCATAGCCCTCTCCCATCTGATCAGTGCAAAGCCCCGACGCTAGCGACCCGGCACCCGGCCCCCGGGGCAATCCCGGCCGCACCCCCCGAACGAGGGGCGCACCGATCGGGCGTACGGCAGCACGGGCCGGCCCACTCTGATCACCCCGAAGCGCTACGGTCGCACCGCTCATCGGGAACCGCGTCGGCCGGGGAATTCGACGCGGACCGGGCCGCTCCGGCGGTAGCTCCACACGAACAGCCCCCCAACCGATCGGTTGGGGGGCTGTTCGCCTGCTCACTTCTCAGCCGCGCCTCGCCGGCCGCGTCACACGTCGCACTCGGCCACCAGCCGCCGGCCAGGCGCCAGGTAGTCCACCGCGTACTCCGTCGGCTCCCCGCGCTGGTCCCAGTAGTGGTTGGTCGTCGCCAGCACCTCGGTCCCCGCAGGCACGCCCAGGTGCTCCGCGACGTCCAGCGGCACCGGCCGCACCTCATGGGTATCCCGACGCCGGGCCACTCGCCGCCCCGTCCGCTCCTCCACGAGCCCGAACGTCATCTTCGGCAGCGGGGCCAGCTGTTCGTACTCCGGCATCAGGTCGGCCAGGGCGCCCGTGACCCACGTCGAGGACACCGCGACCACCCCGCCGACGTCGAGGTACCGGCGGCGCCGCCGGGCCACCACCGTCCCGACCTCGACCCCGAGCGCGTCAGCCACCGCCCGGTCGGCTTCCTCGCGCCGGACGTCCAGGAGCTCGACGCGCTCGCCCTCGCCGATCGAGGGCCGCGCGGACAGCATCCGCGTCAGCCGCTCCGCGCCGGCCGTCGCCGGGCTCGGGGTACGCACGATCGTGCCGATACCGGGCACCGTGTCCACGTACCCCCGGTCACGCAACACCGCCGTCACCCGTGCCGCCGTCGCGGCGGACACGCCCTCCGCCCGCTCGATCTCCCGCACCGACGGCGCACGGTCACCAGGGCGCAGCCGCCCCGCCTCGATGTCGGTGATGATCTTCTCCGCGATCCGCCGGTACGGCGGCAGGGCCTGACTCATCCCGGCCTCCCCTCTCTCTGATCACTGAAAGTGCCTGATGCGGCACCGCTTGACACCATGCGGTGCCTTAGTACACCTTAGAGCGCACCGAGGCTCCTCGAAAGCCCACGGGGACCCAACGTCCGCGCGGACTGGCCACTAACCGCCCGCGCGAACGCCCCGCCCCGGCCCGGGTGGTCGCACACCCGCGAGGAGCCACCCCGACCCCACGTCGCACCCCCCACAGGGTGGAATCGGAGGAAGCCATGACGGTGGAGCACGATCTCAGCAAGCCGGAGGAGCGGAAGGAACTCAAGGACAAGGTTCGAGACGCCAACCGACGCACCGGCAAGGAATGATCTGTCCTCTACGCCACTTCGGCCCCCGCACCAACCCTGGTGCGGGGGCCGAAGTGCGTTTACCTGGGGGTTGGGTCCCTCGCTGGAGGGGAGGTCACTCCGTCGGGCGGTTTTTCTCGCTCAGGTCCGTCCTCTCTCCCTGGCGAGTGACGCGCGCACGGAAGTACGTCAGGACGTCCGGCCAGTTCCACAGCCGAATCCGGCCGTGCTCGTACACCGTCGCCGGAAAGTCGGGGTCGGTCGCGACGAGCTGCCGAATGCGGGGTGCCCCCACGCGCTTGACGCCAGCCGCCACCAGGCGGTCCGGCATGGCCGGGATCGACACCAAATCGGGCTGGCCCTCCTGCCGCTCCGCTCCCAGGGGGGAGTGAGACATGCCGCCATCCTTCCAACTTATTTGCGTTAGCGCAAACGCCACGCTAGTCTCGCAATCTCAGCACGAAGCCCCGACCCGCGGTCGCACGCGGAGTCGGGGCTGCTGAAAAAGCGGCGGTGCCCGGTAGTCGCATACCGGGCACCGCCTCAACCCCGGCTCGTGGTCGCACACGAGGTCCGGGCCGCCACCCCCTGCCGCTAACAGGAGATGACGCAATGCAGCACTTTACGGGGCGTGTCCCCGTGACCTCTACGGCCGGGGGCGCCCAGCGCGCCGCCGTGGCCGTGGCCTCCCGGAGCGAGGTCGGGGAGGTGCTGGCCGCGATGGCCGGCCACTTCGCCGCCCGTCGGCCGGGGGACCGCATCACCCCCCTTTCCGTCCAGGCGTGCACCGCCGGGACCGTCTACAACCTCCGTGGGCGCACCTGCCGCAGCAGCGGCAAGGCCCTCTCGAAGGCCGTCGTGGACGCCCTCCCCGAGCCGGACCTCTCCAGCACCCGCGGCCAGTACGCGGCCCAGCTGGAGCACACCGCCGCGGCGTACGGCTGGGGCCCGGACGACGACAAGCCCGTCATCCCGAGCATCCCCCGGCCGCGCCCGAGCACGGGGAGGGCCGGCCAGTGAAGCTCAAGCCGAACAAGATCTTCGCCGAGCCCGCGACGGTGGAGGCGTGCCAGCAGGACCGGGGCACCGCCGCCGAGCGCGCGGCCCGGGCCGAGGACGCCACCGCGCAGCAGGAGAACACCCGCTGGCACGCCAAGGCCGCGGCCGAGGCCCCGAAGGGGCGTGCGCGGTGACGTGCTGCGGGCGCGAGATGCGCAACGAGAACGGCGTCCTGGTCTGCGGCAAGTGCGGCAGCTCGTACCAGTCGTCCACCACCGGAAAGCGCGCCCAGCCCCACGGGCGCTGACGCCCCCTCGCCCCACCACGAGACCGCCGTGGGCGGTGCCCCCTCTTCTTCCTTCTTCGCGCCGCCCACGGCGCCATTCCGCCATCCCGAAACCCCCCTTGGAGACCCCGATGAACATCAAGCGCATCGCCAGCAACAGCGCCCTCGTCGCCACCCCGGTCGCGATCGCTCTTGCCGCCACCCTGCTGATCCCGACCCCGGCCGCCGCCGACCCGCTCGCCCCGCCGACCGGCGGCTGCCCCGGCACCCGCGTCGGCACGTACAGCCTCAGCACCTCCAGCCACATCGAGATCTACTACTCGCCCGCCCAGGGCGGCACGAACTGCGTGAAGACCGTCTCCTCGAAGACGTCGGCGCGCTACCTCTACGCGCAGGCCGCGCTCGTCGGCACCGGCCAGGTCAACTCGGACGAGGGCCTGTACCGGTCGTACGCCGGGCCGATCACCCTCACCGGCACCGACGGCCGGTGCATCTCCGTGGCAGCCAAGGCCAGCCCGAGCACACGCCCGGCCGAGGCGACCCGACGGTCGCTGGACGCCCTGCACTGCGGCTGACCCCCCCCAGCCCCGGCCCCGCACCCAGCGGGGGCCGCGACGACGCCGGATCGAAACCGCGCCCGGGGCACCAGAGCTCTCCCAGACCGACGCCTTCAGGAGCCCGCCATGCTTCGCTTCCGCAGCACCCGCACCTCCACCACCCCCGAGGTCCTGGCCGCCCTCTGGGCCGACATCGCCGACCTCCGCCGCGACATCGCCCGAGACCGCGCCGAGCGGCACGAGGTCACCGAGTCGCTGCGCCACCAACTCGCGGAGGCCCGCGCGGCTCTCATCGCCGCCGAGACCGAGCGGGACGGCCTCCGCGCCCAGCAGCTCCTCGACACCGAAGACCGCGCCGCCCTGCGACTGCTCCTGCGCACCGCACGGAAGCAGCAGGCCGGACCGAGCCAGGTCTACGTCCTCACCCGCGACCGGGCCTACCACAGCGCCCACATCACCCGGGACGCCGCCATGGATGCCGCCGCAGCCGCCGGCGCCCCCTGCGACGGGTGGTCCTCCCACCCGGTCGACGCCGAACCGCCGCAGGGCAGCACGTCCTGGTCCATCCGGACCGTGCCGCTCGGAGACGCCTCGTGATCCGGACCCTCGTCGTCCTGTCGCTGATCACCAGCCTCAGCCTCCTCTGCTGGACCGTCTACGCCGCCGCGTAGCCCCGACCCCGTACCCACCCACCTGAGTGCGAAAGGCGCACCATGACCACCCCCCAAGAGCAGCAGCCGCGCGTACCTGGCGTCCGCTACCGCAAGGTACGGCGCACCCGTCAGGAGACCACGGTCATCGGCGGACGAGCGTCCACCCGGACCGTCGAGTACGACGCCTGGGTGCCCGAGCCCCCGCGGGACTGGGACGCGCTCATCCTGCGGGGCGCCATTGGTGTCGCCGTCGGCTTCACGGCCGTGGCGATCGTGGCGACCACCGCCAGCATCGGCGGGCTGCTGTCCTCGCTCGTCCCGACGGTCGTGGCGTACGGCATGGGCTGTGTTTTCGCAGCGGGATGGCTGTACTGCCTCGCAATCGAATGGCTCAACCGCACCCAGCCCAGCCGCGCGCTCCCCGCCCGGATCACCGGCTGGATCTTCCTGGCCTTCAGCATGGGGGCGGTCTACGCCTACGGCGCCCAGCTCGGGGTGCACTGGGCGGGCGGTATCGGCGCGTGCATCGACGTGCTCGCCAAAACCGCATGGTGGCTGCTCCTGCGCGAGTACGCGGTCCCGCTGTCCCCGGCCGTCGCGCACTGGGTCCACGACCAAGAACAGGCCCTTGCAGGGCAGTCCCTCCTCGCGACCCGCCTGCGGCGTCTCAACCGGCGCGCGGCGTACGACGAAGTTGTGGGCGGCGTCGAGTATCAGGCCGCGAGCGCGATCCTGGCGGCCGATGCCCGGCCGGCCGTCACTGGTGCTGCCCCTCAGACGACGACCGAGGACACCGGCGGGGACAGGGCGGGGACGCCTGTCCCCGCTGCCCCCGTTGGTCCCGTCGCCCCTCCGGCTCCGGTGTCCCCCGCTGTCCCCCCGGCTCCGACCGGCCCGGTGTCCACGCCCACAGGGACAACGTCCGCCCCGGCGTCCCCGGCGTCCCCGCCCCCGGCGGACGTAGGCCCGTTCGTCAAGTCCCTCGGCTTCCCCGTCTCTCACGTCCCGGCCGCACCCCCTGCACCCCCGGCAGCCGCAGTGCAGGAGCCCACAGTGCAGCCGACGCCGACGGCACCGCTCCACGTCGTGGACGGCCCCCCGGTCAGCAAGACGGCGTTTATCCGATCCGTCCTCGCGGAGACCCCGGACATCGCCCTGGACGACCTCACCACCAAGGTCAGGGCGCAGTTCGGGGACAAGCCCGACCTCCGCAAGGACGTGCGGCGGCTCCAGGCCCGCATCGAGGGCCGCGCCTCCTGATCCCTCGTCCCTCCTGTCCCTTCCACCACCCCTTGACTGCCGGGAGTACGGCATGACCACCCACCCCGAGACCGACGCCGACGAGGCCCGCATCCGGTCGCTCCTCATCGCGGCCGGCGTCGGCCCGCTCGCGGACCACCACACCGCCCCCGACACCACCGTGGACGCCGACCCGGCGCCGAACAGCGCGGGGCAAGGCGACGAGCCGGGCGCCGACGACGAGACCGACTGGCGCGCCCGCCTCCTCCGCCTCACCGAGCGCCTCGAGGAGAGGGCCGGCGTGTCTCCGCCCACCCCGGTCGACGCCGACGAGGACCACGACGACAAGGGTGACGAGGGCCAGGACGACGAGGACGAGGCCGCCCCGGCGGCCGGAGCGAACCGGATGCCGGACTGGCGGACCGGCGCCCACATCGACCTCACCAAGCCCCAGCCGGACGACGCCGACGACGCGGACGACGACGCCCCCACGAAGGCGTCCGGCGGCGGGGGAGCGGACGCCGCCGCCGAGGACGACGACCAGGACGACGACGCCGACGAGCAGGGCCACGACGCCGAGGGCGACCCGGAGGCGGGCCTCCCCTGGTGGCAGCGCACCGCCGGACGGCTGGAGCGCAAAGCCGGGGTGGAGCCCCCCGCCGGCACCGAGCCCCCGCCCGGCCCGGGAGGCAACGGCGGGGGAGACGACGACACGACCGGCGACGACGCGGGAGACGACGACCACGCCCCGGCCGCCAAGAAGACCCCCGCCCCGAGCGGGGGCGGGGGAGCGGCACGGTTCTGGCCCTCGTGGGGCAGCGGCCGACGCCCCAAGTTCGACGCCCCCGGCCTCCACCAGGACCGCCGCTCCGTCCTCGACATCATCCGCTCCACGCCCCGCCACGTCTGGTGGCTCCTCTACTCCGGCAGCGCCGCCGCCGTCGGCTGGCACTTCGGCTGGCCCCAGTGGGTGAGCGGCGCCCTGCTCCGGCTGGAGACCACCCAGGCGTCGTGGACCACCGTCGACTGCATCACCAGCTACGCCCTCGCGGCCTGCGTTTTCGCGGTCGACTCCGCTACCCGGAAGTGGTTTTACCCCCTGGCCTGGGCCACCCGCGTTCCCACCGCCTCCCTCGTCCTCGGCTTCCTGCTGTGGGGCGACCCCACCCCGATCTCCGACCTGGTCACCCCTGAACGGACAAGCGCATGAGCTTCCTCGCTGGCATCGGCCTCTTCGGTCTCGCCGCCATCCTGACTGTTGTCCTCTGGTTCGGAAGCAAGGAGAACGAGGGGGGAAAGGTCAAGCTGTCGTGGGGCTGGTGCCTCGGCCTCAGCCTCCTCGCCGGTGTCTCATACTCCGCCGCGGGCTTCCCCTTCGACCTCATCGGCTCCGCGATCAACGACCTGCTCGGCGTCGTCTCGGCTGTCGCGCCCGACCTCAAGATGCCTGCCTTGGCCGCTCTTATGCTCGCGCTCGCGATGTTCCGAAAGTTCACGAAGCGCGGCATTAGCTGCCTGTGCATCGTGTGGATTCACGTCGCCACCGGGGCCGGCGGACCGTACGCCCGGTTCGCCGCCGCGCTGGCCGACGCCGCGGAGAGGCTGGCCGCATGACCACCGTCGAGCAGCTGGGGGAGGGGGCCGTCCTCCCGGCCCCTACGCGCCTCCCTGAGGCCCCCGCCCCGGTCGAGGCCCCCGCCCCGGCCGGGGCGGGCCCGTCCCGCCCCCACGGGCCCCTCACCACCGCCGTGGAGACCGGCGACCCTGCGGGGGAGCAGCCCCTCCCGGACCAGGCCGACAGCGCGAAGGACGCCGAGCCGGAGGACACCGAGGAGCCCGGCCCTCGCCGTGCCCTGGCGATGCCGGCGCTCCGCCCGTACCTGCCCGACCGCACCACCCCACGCATCCTCGCCCGGGAGGCCGTGGCCACCGCCCGCAGTGCGCACCGTGCACGGCGCGCCGGACGGCTCGCCGTACGGGCCACCGCCTACCTCGTCCGGCGCGGCCTCCGGCTCCTCCGCGACTGCGCCACCGTCCTCTACATCGCCGCCGCCGCCTGGTGCACCGGAAAGGTCGGCAAGCGCTTCCACCCCCTCGTCCGCCTTATCGCCATTCCGGGCGGCACCGTATACGCGCTCATCCAGTCCCCTCGTGACGTCCAGATCGGCGCACTAATCGTCGTGCTCGCCGTCGTCGTCCTTACGGCGATGGCCGTATCCCGGAAGGCGGATGCCAACTCGGAGGAGGAGCCGGTTAAGGCTGCGGAGAAGTCCACCGAGAAGACCGAAGAGGAGGGCGCCGGAAAGGCCGAGAAGAAGGCCACCGGAAAGGGGAAGCGGACCCCCAAGGGCGGGAAGAAGGCGCGGCCCGCCTGGTCCCTCGCGGGGGCCCTGGAAAGCGCCCTCGCCCGACCCGCCCCCGACTCCCCCGCCGGCCCCTCCCCGCAGACCCCCGCCGAGCCCTCGGGTGAGGCCCCGCAGGAGCCCCCACAGGAGGCCCCGCAGGAGGCCCCGGCCCCGCCTTCCCGGGACGACCTCGCGCGCTCCCTCCACGCCCACCTGCGGGGCGCCCGCGGGGTCCTCCTCACCACCCTCCAGGAGGCCCACAACCTCCCCTCCACCAAGGCCGTGAAAGCGGCCCTCGACGGGGCCGGCATCCGGCACCGGGAGGGGGTCCGCGCAGCGGTCCTCGACGGGGGCCAGGTGAAGCGGAAGAACGGGCCCGGCGTACACCTGGAAGACATCCCCCCACTGCCGACCTCCCGAGAGGGGTCCCCTGTAGGCGTTGTTGCCGCAGGTCAGGAGCCAACGCCAACGCCAACAACACCCGGAGAGGCCCCCGAGAAGGGGTTGAGTGCACAGGGCACCGATCTTCCCTTCGACGTCGTCCCCGACCCCGAGCGCGGCCCCTCCGCGTGGAAGGTGATTCAGCGCCCCTGACGCCCCCGGCCCGGCTATCGTCAGTACCCCGCCCCGGCGCGACCCTCGCGCCGCACCGCCCCGCACAGCCGCTCCCCGGAGGACACGATGGCCCAGTCCCAGTACCGGTGCACACAGTGCCGCGAGACCTCCCCGCCGGTCGGCCGGCAGGAGCTCGACCGCATCCGCGCCCGGCACCGCCGAGTGGCGCACGGGGGCCTCATCCCGGACGGGGAGCAGGTGATCGAGGAGCCCCGCGTCCGGCTGGTCGACATGCCCAGGCCGCAGAAGATCGCGTGCGTGCTCCTCCTGGCATTCATCGTCTTCGCGTGGGCCACGGGAATGCTGTAGGGGCGCGGGAAAGCCGAAAGGCCGCACAGTGCGCACTGTGCGGCCTTTCGGCTTTCTCACGGGGCGGGAGTATCAGGAGGATCGGCTTTCCCGATGCCTCTTCGTGGAGGCGCTGCGGGCAATCTCGCCGATCCAGTTCCGGTCATAGGGGACATGGGCCGACATCTCTTCCGGGGTGGCGCCGGCCTCGTATTCGGTCACGATCTCCTTGTGCACGAGCGGACGGGTCCGCTCGATAGCGCCTTCCGCCCGCTCCCATACGGCGGTGAGCTGGTCGAGTTCGGCCAGGGCGGCGGCCTGGACCTCCGGGTCGTACTTGGGCGGCGGGCCGACGGCGCGCGGGCCTCGAAGGGCCGGGATTTCGGCGCGGCGCCCCAGCTCCCCGATCCAGTTCCGGTCGTAGGGGGTGTGCGCGGCGATCTTTCCGGGCGGGGCGCTGCGGGACCGGAGGTGCCTGAGGATCGCGTCATGTAGGGCATCGCGGGCGGTGGCCTGGTCGGCCTCGGCCTTTTCGAGGGCCGCGGCAAGCTTCTTCAGCCGGGTGAAGGGCCGGGGGCGGGTGGGGGTCATGGCGAGCACTATGCCATCCGGGTTTACAAAGCGGCAAGGCTAAGGGGGCGGCGAGCCGTCCAGCGCTAAGCGCGTTGACATTGCAAAGTGGCTGTGCTTATCTAGTGGTGCGCGGGGTCGCCGGGACCCCGCCCAGCACGAGGAGCCGGACATGCCCCGCACGATCACCCGCCCCCAGGCCGAGGCCCTGCGCACCGCCGCTCCCATCACCGAGTGGCAGGACCTCCCCGACGCGCACCCCCTGGCCCGTCTCAAGGCACGCCGGGTGACCGGCGCCCGCCGCTCCACCGTCGACGTCCTCAAGCGCCTGGGCCTGGTCGAGGACGCGGAGGCCGGCACCAGCGAGACGACCGGCCGCCCCTGGACCGTCGTGACCGCACTCACCCCCGCCGGCGAAGCCCTCGCCGCCACCCTGGAAGAGGGCGGCCCGCTCCCCACCCTGGACGCCGTCGCCACCGCCGTTGCCGCACAGACCGCCCCGGCCGCCGCCGACCAGCCCGCCACCCCCGGCGACGTCGTCCGCCCCGGCGTCACGATCCGCAAGGACGGCCGCTCGCAGTGGACCGTGGAGCGCGACGGCCACATGGGCGTCATCCACGACGAGAAGGGCATGACCCGCGGCCGGTGGGCCGCCTGGTCCCCCTTCGCCCGCACCCGCCACAGCATCGCCGCGTTCACCGACGACCCGGCCGAGGCCGTAGACGCGATCCTCGCCACCCTCCCCGTCCTCGTCTCCACCCTCGCCGCCACCAGCGGCCACACCGCGGCGGACATCCTGGACGAGGCCGGCACCCTCGCCGCCGAGTGGGCCGACCAGGGCCCCCGCGCCGTCCACCACACCCCGGTCGACGGCGGCCGGACGGAGCTGTCCGGCCCGGCCGCCCTCGTCATCCTCGACGCCCTCACAACCCCCGCCACCGAAGCGCCGGCCGAGGAGCCCGCCCCCGTCCCCGCCGAGCCGGAGTGGCGCACCCTCAAGGGCCTCACCGCCCCGTTCTTCATCTGGGGCACGGAAGACGAGCGCAGCTGGCGCCCCGCCGGGGACCGGGAGCAGTGCACCGGCGACCCGCTCCGCATCGAGCGCACGTGGATGCGCGGAACCCGGTACGCCGAGGACACGGCCGGCCGGGAGATTCACCTCTGGGGCGTCGCGACCAAGTATTGGGCCGCCCCCGCGGCCTGACCCCCTCTGCCACGGGCCGGGGGCCGCCTACCCCCGGCCCGGCCCCACCCGGGCACCCTCCGGACCGCCCGCCCCCCGGCGGACCGCCCGGAGGGTGCCCGGACACCAGAGTCCGCACCTCGACCACGGAGGAACCGTGACCACCCAGACCGCCCCGGCCACCTTCCAGGCCGGCGACCGCATCCTCTGCGCGGACGGCGTCGCCCGCACCGTCCGCGCCATGGCCCCGCTCACCGCCGGCGAGCCCGTCCGCGTCGTCGTGGAGGACGGAACGGAGTGGGCCGCGCTCACCTGCCGGCGCGCCAACCAGGAGGACCTGGCCGCCGCCCGCCTCCTCGCGTCCGCATCCGCCGCCCGCGTCCGCCTGGCCGACCCGGACGCCCCCCAGTGGCGCGCCGCCCTCGCCGACCTTGGCGCCGCAGAGGACTACCTCAAGGACGCCGACCCGGACCCGCGGGTCCGCGCCGCCATGGCCGAGGGGGAAGCATCCGCCGCCCGGACCCTGGCTGAGATCGGCATGCAGACGGCCGCCGTGGAGACGCCGGAGGAGACCGCCCTCCGCGAGGAGCTGGCCGCCCTCTTCACAGCCCTGGCAGGGGACCGCAACGCTCACTGCTTCCAGCCCGTCCACCTCCGCGGCGCGGACCACCCGGCGGCCTGGACATACCGCACCGGCTACGGCTCCGCCGCCCGGTACGGGTGGATCACCGCCCGCACCGGGGAGCAGTGCACCGCGCCGGTGGAGTACCGGTGGCGGGCGGAGGAGGCCGCCGTGACGGCCGTAAAGGCGGAGGACCGCGCCGCCGCCTCGCCGGCATTCGCCTTCACCGCCATGTCTCCGGCCGACCTCCGCGTGGCCCTCGACCACTTCCGCGACCGCGCCGCACGCACCCGCGGCACTGCCCCGCGTTACGTCCTGGACGACAACGTGGCGGCGGCCCTCAAGGTGCTGGACGCCGCCACCTTCGCAGAGGTCCCCGACGGCTTCACCCCGGAGTCCATGGAGGACGTGGACGTGGACGTGACCGGACTCGTGGTCCAGCCCCTCGCCGCGACCGGCGTGACGGCGTACTGGGTGGAGAACGGCCGCCATGTCGCCCTGTCCGGCCGCCCGCACACGGCGCAGCTCAGGAGCATCCGCCGGATGTTCGAGGAGGCCGGGTGGTCGCTCGCCCCCGGCAGCGGCTGTGCGGTGAGCGCCTACCGGCCCACCACCTGACCCCACGCACCCGACCCGCCTACCGCCACCAGGAGGACACGTGAAGCACCTGCGTCAGAACTACTGCACCGAGGTCCAGATTCGCACCGCACCCGGTGCCGACCTCTCCACCGTCTATTGGGACTTCACCGGCCCCGCCGGCCTCTCGGACGTCGAGGTCCACGCCCGCGCGGCGCGGGCCGCCCTCGCCGAGGTGCCCGGGGAAGTCGTCGGCTCCCGCGTCATCACCGACGGCCACGCGTACTGACACACCCTGAGACGAGCCCCCGCCGGGACGCCCGGCGGGGGCTCGTCCGTGCCTGGGGAGCTGCCGAGTCACCGTCACGGTCAGGCAACACGCCAAGCAAAGAGGCTAAGCAAGTTGAGATTGCAAACTCACTGTGCCAACATGGGGGTGCAGGCAGGGCGAGGGGCCCGGCCTCAGACGACGGGAGCACACCATGAGCAAGACCACCGCCGCCGCCGCCCGCCACCTCGCCAACCTCCTCGCCGCCGAGGACGCCCTCACCGCCGCCACCCGCGAGGAAGCCCGCGCCACCCGCGCCGCCACCCGCGCCACCGCCCGCGTCCTCAAGGCCCGCGCCCTTCGCACCGAGGCCCGCAAGGCCGCCCGCGCCGCCGAGCGCACCGGCAAGGGCATCGCCGCCGCCACCCGCCGCCTCGCCACCCGCGAAGCCCGCCTCGCCGAGCTGGTCGACGCCGCCCGCGCCCGCAAGGCCGAGGCCACCACCGCCCGCCGCGCCCGCCGCGCCGCCGAGCGCCGCGTAGAGCGCATCGCCCGCCGCGCCGCACTCGCCGCCACCCGCAGCGTCGAGAAGATCGCCGCCACCCTCGGGGACGTCGCCCTCACCCCGGCCCCGGAGACGGACCCGGTCCTCCCCGTCGACGAGCTCCCCGCCGCGGAGGTCGTGGAGGCTCACGCGGTTCAGTACGCAGCCCTGGACCGCCAGGCGAAGGACCTCGCCAAGCTCGCGGAGGCGGAGCGCACCTGGCTGCGGCAGCTCCCCAACGGCACCTACGGCCGGGTCGTGATCATGCGCACCCCGGGTCGGTCCGTGCTGGACGGCGCGGCCGTGGCCCTGGCCTACACCGCCCGCGGCGAGGTCCCCCCGCGGAAGTCGACGCGGACCACGTTCAAGTGCGACGCGACCGCCGTCCTGGCCGCCGAAGAGGCGGACGCCTCCGCCCTCACCCTCACCGCCTGACCCACACCACCCACAACACCCGAGAGCGACCCGCCGGGCGCCCAACAACGCCCGGCCCGAAGGAGGACCCGTGTTCGCCGAGACCGTGCTCCACTCCGGGGGCATCACCGAGGGCCACGCCAGCGAGGCCCACGCCGCCCACCTCATCCGCCGCGCGCTCCACCGCGGCTACACCGTCACCCCCACCCCCGACGGCGGCGCCTGCATCACCTGGACCGCCCGGCGCCTGGGCAGCGGCAGCCTGATCGAGGAGCCCCGCTCCGTCGTCCTCACCCCCCACACCCCCGCCGGACACCTCCACGCCAGCGTCCGCACCGCCCTCCACGCCATCGCCCGGTCGGCCGACGCACACGCCTACCTCGACAAGCAGGACCGGGACCGCCCCCGCCCCGGCCTCCGCATCCGCACCAGCGCCGACGCCGAGCCGGTCGACGTCCGCACCACCTCCCGCCTCTACGGGTGCCGCCTCGTCACCGAGGAGCGCGGCAGGGTCCGCCTCACGCTCACCGCCACGCTCGCGCTCCTCGCCGCCCACGGCGCCGACCGCGACGCCCTGACCGCCGTGTTCCTCCCGGCCCCGGCCGCCGTCCCCGCCTGACCCACCCGGAGCGGGCCGCCACCACCGCGGCCCGCCCTCTACCCTCACGCCCTCCGCGTGAGCAAGGAGAACCCCGCATGCGCACCTACGCCATCGCCAAGCACACCGGCGCCCGCCCCCGGCAGTGCGACACCGCAACCGTCGTCGCCGCCCCCGGCGGCGTCCGCGCCTTCGCCCTCCTCGACGGCGTCGGCTCGACCGAGGAAGTGGCCCGCTGGACCCGCGGCGCCGCCCACCAGGTCGCCGCGCTCGCCGCCCGCCACCAGAACGCCGGGGCCGGCCTGCGCGCCGCTTACGCCGAGTACGCCGCCCGCCCCGGCCACAACGACCCGTGGGTCGACCTTCCGCACGCCGCCGCCGTCGTCGTCGTCACTGTCCCCGGCCGGCCCCTCACCGTGGCGTGGTGCGGCGACGCCCGCGCGTACCTCTGGTCCGAATTCGACGCCGTCCAGCTCACCGACGACCACAACGACCGCCGCGTCTACCCCCCGTACGGCGCGCGGAACATTCTGACCTCCGCCCTCGGCGCACAGAGCACGGACGCCGGGCTGCAGGCCCTCCACGGCCACCCCGCGGTCGAGGAGACCACCCACACTCCCGCCGACGAGTGGGCGCGGCTCTGGCTCGCCAGCGACGGCGCCTACGAGCCGATGGAGGAGGCGTCCATGCCCCTCTCCGACTTCCTCTACGGGGACCTGGAGAAGGCCGCCCGCACCGTCGTGGAGTCCGCCATCGAGGCCGACGGAGAGCGAGCCGACAACGCCACCACCCTCCTCGCGGACCTCTACCGCGGCACCCACTACTGACCACCCATCCCCCGGGGCGGCGGAACGGCCGCCGCCCCGCCACCGCACAGAAGGAGCAACCAGCATGAGCACCACGTACACGATCGGGCAGCGCGTCCGCACCGCCATCGACCTCGCCCCCGGGTGGGAGGGAGCGTGGGGCGCCCCCGCCGGCACCCTGGGCACCGTGACCGGCCTCCCGGTCGGCCAGGGCTGCGGGTACGGCGTGGTCCTCGACGGTGACCCGGACCGCCTGCCCGTAGCCCTGGACCCCCACGAGTTCACGGAGGCCTGACCGCCGCCACCTCCGCGAGGGGCGGGGGACACCACCCGGGAGACACCTGTCCCCGGACGCGTCCCCCGCTCCTCGCGCGCTCCACCAGCCCCACCCCACCGCCCCGCCCGTCCCCATGTCGAGGGACAGGCCGTCCCCGGGTCGGGAGACACCCCGCTCGGACCGTGTCCCCTCGGCACGGACACCCGTAGCCACCTGCGGAGACAACCGCCCCCGGGACTGCCCCGAGTGCCCCGCCGGGCACCCGCGAGGACACCTGCCCCGGTGCGAGGACACACCGCCCGGAGCCCGTCCCCGGCCATGTCCCCGAGCCCACCCACACCCCGAAGGAACCGAACCCGTGACGTTAACCGCCCTCCTCGCCATCGCGGCCGCCGCCTGGTGGTGGCACAACCACCGCCCCCGGCACGGCGCCGGGGCCTCGGCCGCCGCCCGGGCCCGCGCCCTGCGCACCCCCCTGGTCCGCCTCGCCACCGCCCTCGGCATCCGCACCCGCGCCGCCGCGCTCGCAGACCGCAGCGACGCCGGCGCCGCCGGGGAACGGCGCACCGCCGCGCGCCTCGCACCCCTCACCCGCGCGGGCTGGCTCATCTACCACGACCTCGCCCTCCCCACCGGCCGCGCCAACGTCGACCACCTCCTCGTCAGCCCGGCCGGGGCCGTCTTCCTCCCCGACAGCAAGCGGTGGTCGGCCGCCCGCCCGGTCCTCATCCGCGCCGGCCGCCTCCTCCACGGCAACCAGGACGTCACCGACCGCCTCAACGGCCTCCGCCACGAAACCGCCACCGTCGCCCGCGTCCTCGGCGTCCCCGTCACCCCCATCGCGGTCATGGACGGCCCCCAGCTCATCGGCCCCCACGGACGCCCCGCCACCCAACTTGAGTTCCGCGGCGTCCAGATCGTCCCCGCCGACCGCCTCACCGACTACCTCACCAGCCGCGCGACCATCCCCGGCCAGCGCCGCCCCGCCGACCTCGCCGCCACCATCACCAGCGACCTCCCGCCCTACACCCGCCGCCACCGCAGCTAACCGAAGGAGCAAGCATGCGCACCACCGATGCCACCTGCCCCGACCCCGACCACCCGACGTGGCTCCGCGCCCACGACGACACCCGAGGCTGCCCCTGGTGCCGCGTTGAGGAGCTGGAGCAGGCCGCCGCCTGGAGCGGCGCCAACCGCGACCGCTGGGCCGATGTCCACGACCTCGTGGAACAGGCCATCGAGAAGGGCTACACCTCGATCCCCACGGAGGAGCTGGAAAGCGCCCTCGGCCCCGACCCCGCCACCGACAGCAGCGTTCGCATCTGCGGCGACTGCGCGGTGGACGAGGCAGTCCGCGACGCCGCCACCCTCGCCCCGATCCCGCCCGACGAATGGCCGGTGGAGGGGAACCTCACCTGGGCCAGCCTCTCCAGCTGACCGTCGACTACAGGGCCCGCCCGGCACCCGCCCGGGCGGGCCCTTCCACGTCCCCGAATGTGATCAAGACGGGCGCTTATCCTCCTGGGCCGCCGACCCCGACCCGACCAGGAGCAACGCCCATGCCACCCGCCACCCACGTACGCACGGACACCCTGCTCCTCAACCAGCTCCAGCACTTCCCCGGCAACGCCCGCCGCGGGGACGTCGAACTCATCCTCACCAGCCTCAAGCGCAACGGCCAGTACCGCGGCCTCGTCGTCCGCGACGTACAGCCGGACGGCCCGCTCGTCGTCCTCGCCGGCAACCACACCATGCAGGCCCTCGCCCTCCACGGCCCCGGCGCCTGCACCTACCGCACCACCCACCAGGGGCAGGAGCGGCCGTGCGGCGTCTGCTACGGCGAGGACTGGACGCCCTCCGCCCGCTGCGAGGTGATCATCTGCGACGACGACACCGCCCGCCGCATCAACCTCGTGGACAACAAGGCGAGCGACGACGGCACCTACGACCGCGACGCCCTCGCCGAACTCCTGTCGTACCTCGATGACGACGGGTACGAAGGCACCGGCTACACCGACACCGACATCAACCTCCTCGTGGCACCGCCCCCCTCCCTCGAGGAACTGGCCGACACCTACGGCGACCCCGAAGCAGACGACTTCTGGCCCGTCCTCAAGTTCCGCGTGTCCCCGGAACTCCGGGACGCCTTCTACGGCCTCACGATCAACTGCCCCAACCCCAACGACGACGCCGAGCGCTTCCGCTACCTCCTGGAACGCGCCCGCACCGCCCCCGACCCGGAGACCGCGTGATGCGGCTCCTCGTCTCATACCACTACCACCGGAACACCGACCTCGCCGGCCTCGTCGCCGAGCTGGGCGGGGACGTCGACCTGTTCGCGGACTCCGGCGCATACTCCGCCGCCACCACCGGCGCCACCATCAACCTGACCGACTACGCCGCCTGGCTCCGCGACTGGGAACCGCTGTGGACCGTACGGGCCGGCCTCGACGTCATCGGCGACCACGAGGCCACCGCCGCCAACACCACCGCGCTCCAAGACGCCGGGCTGCCCGTGCTGCCCACGTTCCACCTCGGCTCACCCTGGCCGGTCCTGGAGCAGCTGTGCGCCAGCCACGAGTACGTCGCCCTGGGCGGCATGGCCCTCCACGCCGTCGGAGCCGCGAAGCAACGCCCGCTCATGGCATGGCTCGTACGCGCCTTCACCATCGCCCGCGACCACGGCACCCGCTTCCACGGCTTCGGCCTCACCTCGGCACAGATCGTCAAGCACCTGCCGTTCTACTCCATCGACTCCTCCTCCTACATGTTCGGGGAGCGCTGGGGCCTGACCTACCTCTGGAACGCCCGGGCCTGGCGCATGGAGTCGGTCCTCTTCCGCAACCCCGAAGAGGTCCGCCCCCACGCACAGCTGTTCCGCCGCCACGGCCTCGACCCCGCCCGGGTCATCCACCCCGACTTCATGCGCCCCGGCCGGGGCAACGTCGCAGACGACCGAGCCGCCGTCTCCGCCGCCGCAGCCCGCGCCTACGGCTTCATGGAGACCTCCCTCGCCCGCCGCCACCAGGTCCCCCCGCCACCGCTCCCACGCAAGGCGGACACCGGCACAAAGGTCTACCTCGCCCTCGGCGGCGCCGGCGAGAAGGACCGCGAACCGCTGCGCCGCCTCATCCGCCAGGCCCCGCTCCCCGACCGAAAGGCACCACACCCATGACCACCCCCTCCGCCCAGCCGCTCGCGGTCCTCGCGTTCTCCGGCGGCATGGACTCCACCACCCTCGCCGCCTACTACCACCGCCGCGGCTACCGCCTGCTGCTCCTGACCGTCGACTACGGCCAGCGCCACGCCCGCGAGCTGGAAGCGGCCCGCGCGGTCGCCGCCCACTACGCCGCCGAACACCACATCGTGGACCTGACCACGGTGGGCGCGCTCATGCCCGGCTCCGCGCTCACCGACCCCACCGTGGACGTCCCCGAAGGCCACTACGCCGCCGAGTCGATGCGCGCCACCGTCGTCCCCAACCGCAACGCGATCATGGCGAACATCGCCGCCGGCATCGGCTCCGCCCGCGCCGCGCACGTCGTCGCCCTCGGTATCCACGCCGGCGACCACCACGTCTACCCCGACTGCCGGCCCGCCTTCCTCACCGCCCTCCAAGCGTCCACCACGGCCGCCCTCGACGGCTTCCACACCCCCTACGTGGACGCCCCGTTCATCAACCGCACCAAGACCGACATTGCCCGCCTGGCCGCCACCCTGGACGCCCCCCTCGCCCTGTCCTGGTCCTGCTACCAGGGCGGCACCGCCCACTGCGGACGCTGCGGCACCTGCGTGGAGCGCCGCGAGGCCTTCACCGACGCCGGCGTGCCCGACCCCACCACCTACGCCACCGAAGGGATCTGACGTGCACTCCGTGACCGTCCGCCACAACTTCGAGACCGCCCACCGCCTCCCGCACCTGCCCGGCAAGTGCGAGTCCCTGCACGGCCACTCCTGGTGGGCCGAGATCACCGTCACCGCCCCCCAGCTCGCGGACGGCCTCGTGGTGGAGTTCGGCCCGTTCAAACAGCACATCCGCCGGTGGATCGATGAGCACCTGGATCACGGCGTCATGCTCGGCCCCCAAGACCCGCTCGTCCCCCTGCTCCGCGCCCACACCACCAAGGTCCACCAGGTGCCCGGCTGGCCGACCGTGGAGAACGTCGCCGCGCTCCTCGCCGACGTCGCCCACCTCGCCCTCCTCGACCTCCGCCGTGCCCCCGGCGCCGCCGTCACCCGCGTCCACGTCCAGGAGACCCACGTCAACGCCGCCACCTGGCACGCACCCAGCACGAGGACAGCCGCATGACCACCACCCCACCCGCCCCCACCCCGGCCACTCTCGTCGTCGCCGAGACGTTCGGCCCGACCGTGCAAGGCGAAGGCCCCTCCCTCGGCCGCCGCGCCTCGTTCGTTCGCCTCGGCGGCTGCAACCTGTCCTGTACGTGGTGCGACACCCCCTACACCTGGGACGGGGACCGGTACGACCTGCGCGCCGAGCTCACCCGCACCCCCGTGGCCGACATCGCCGCCCGCGCGCTCCAGGGCGCCCCCGGCGTCGTCGTCATCACCGGCGGCGAACCCCTCCTCCACCAGCACCAGCCCGGCTGGACGACGCTCCTCGACCTCCTCACCGCGGGCGGCGCGGAGATCGAGGTGGAGACCAACGGCACCATCGGCCCCACCCCCACCACGGTGGCCGCCGTCGCACGCTTCAACGTCTCCCCGAAGCTCCCCCACGCCGGCGACCCCGAGCGGGCCCGTATCCGCCCCGCCCAGCTCGCCGCGCTCAACGCCACCGGCCGCGCCGCGTTCAAGTTCGTGTGCCGCACCCCCGCCGACGTCGACCAGGTAGCCACCTACACGACCGCGTGGGGCGTCCCCCCGGCCCGGGTGTGGGTCATGCCCGAAGGCACCACCCCCGCCGCCCTGAACGCCCACCTGGCCGCCATCGCAGACCCCGCCATCACGGCCGGGTTCAACCTCACTACCCGCCTCCACGTCCACGCGTGGGGCGACGAAAGGGCCCGCTGACCATGACCACCACCACCCCGCCCCCCGCCAGCCTCCCCACCGCCCAGGAGACCGCCGCCGACGCCTACACCGCCGGCCTCCGCTCCTGGCTCACCGCCCGCGGCCTCGACCCCACGAGCCCCGCCCTCACCGACACCCCCGCCCGCGTCCTCCGCGCCCTCACCGAGATGACCGCCGGATACGACGAAGACCCCGCCGACCACCTCGCCCGCACCTTCCCCGTCGACCACGACGGCGGCCCCATCCTCGTCACCGGCGTCCCCTTCACCTCCCTCTGCGAACACCACCTCCTCCCCTTCACCGGCCACGCGGACATCGCCTACCAGCCCGCCCCCGGCGCCCCCGTCGCCGGCCTGTCCAAACTCCCGCGAGTCCTCGACGTCTACGCCCGACGCCTCCAGACACAGGAACAGCTCACCCAGCAGGTCACGACCGCCCTGGACACCCACCTCGACACCCTCGGCGCCGCCTGCATCATCCGCTCCGCCCACGGCTGCCTCACCCACCGCGGCGCCCGCAAGCCCGGCTCCGTCATGGTCACCGCCTCCTACACCGGGCACTTCCACGCCTCCCCCCAGGCGCGCGCAGACCTCCACCACCTCATGACCACCTGACCACCCCACCCCCCCCGGCGACCGCCCCCGCACCGCCCACCGGGCACCGGGGCGTCCCTGGAACCCATAAGACTCTGGAAAGAGGGACCGTGGGCGCATCGAAAGCACAGCGGGCCACCGCGGCGAAGAAGCGCGCGCAGGCGACCGCGCTGCGCGTCGCCGGCGTCGACTGGGCGACGATCGCGGAACGCGTCGGCTACGCCTCACCCGGCGCCGCCTGCACCGCCGTGAGCGAGGCCCTGAAAGCGAACCTCCGCGAGCAGCACGACAACGTGGACCAGCTGCGCGCCCTCACCGTCGCCCGCTACGACCGGCTCCAGGCCGCGTTCTGGCCGCTCGCCATCCAGGAGAAGGACAAGAAGGCCGCGGACGTCGTGCTCCGCTGCCTGGCGGGCCGCGCGGACGTCGAGGGCACCAAGGCCCCGACCCGCCTCAACGTGGAGGCACAGAAGCTCGGCGACGAGATCATGGCCATGCTGGAGGGCGGCGGCGACGACGGGCCGGGGGACGGGCCGTGAGGTCCCGTGAGGACGTGGAGCGCCAGGTCCTCGCGCTCGTCCAGGCCGGCGACGTGACCGCGCTCCGGGAGGTCCGCGACGCCGTCCGCCGGGCCCGGGCGCGGAAGAACTCCCGCCGCGTCATCCGCTACATGTACGACCCCGTCGGGTGGGCCCGCGACTGCATCGCCTGGCAGCCCGGCGAGGGCCTGACCGCCTACCAGGAGGACGCCCTCGGCGCGATCCCCACCCGGCGGCGCGTGGCCGTACGAGGCCCCCACGGGCTCGGCAAAACGGGCATGTCCGCGATCGGTGTCCTGTGGTTCGCGACGACCCGGGAGGCCGCAGGCATCGACTGGAAAGTCATCATGACCGCCTCGGCGTGGCGGCACCTGTCGGTGTACCTCGTGCCGGAGCTGCGGAAGTGGGCCAAGCGCATCCGCTGGGACCAGGTGGGCCGGCCGCCGTTCTCCGAGCGGACGGAACTCCTCGCGCTGAACCTGAAGCTGGAGAGCGGCGCGGCCACTCCGGTGGCGTCCAACAAGCCGGAGCTGATCGAGGGCGCCCACGCAGACTCCCTCCTCTACCTCGTGGACGAAGCGAAGATCGTGCCCGACGGCACGTGGGACGCGATCGAAGGCGCCTTCTCCGGCGGCCATACCGAGGGCCCGCCCGGGCAGCTCCCGGAGGCGTTCGCGTTCGCCATCAGCACGCCGGGCCCCCCGGCCGGCCGGTTCTACGACATCCACCGCCGCGCCCCCGGCCTGGAGGACTGGTGGGTCCGCCACGTCACCCTGGACGAAGCGATCGCGGCGGGCCGGATCTCCCAGGGGTGGGCGGAGCAGCGGGCGCGGCAGTGGGGCCGCGACTCCGCCATGTACGCCAACCGCGTGTTGGGGGAGTTCCACGCGTCGGACGAGGACTCCGTCATCCCGCTGGCGTGGGTGGAGGCCGCCGTGGAGCGCTGGCACGAGTGGGACCAGGCCGGCCGCCCCACACTGACCGGCCGCCAGTACCTCGGTGTCGACGTCGCCCGGACCGGCGGCGACTCCACCGTCCTCGCCCACCGACACGGCTCCGCCGTCACCGCCCTGGAGACCCACGACAAGGAAGACACCATGCGCACGGTGGCGCGGGTCCAGGCGGCCGCAGGAGCGGACGGAAAGGTCACGCCGGTGGTCGACTCCATCGGCGTCGGCGGCGGCGTCGTAGACCGCCTCCGAGAGCTCGACGTACCAGTCCTCGCCTACACCGGAGCGGCCAAGGCCACCGGCCGCACCCGCGACCGCGAGTGGGGCTTCCGCAACTGCCTAACCGGCGACGCCCGCGTTCACCCCATCGGGGGCCTCCGGCGCATCTACCGGAGCTGGCACGAGGGCCCGATGTTCAAGGTCGAAACGGCCAGCGGTGACAAGTTCACCGCCACCCCGAATCACCAGGTACTGACGCGGCGAGGATGGGTCACGGTTCAGTCGCTCCGCGTGGGTGACCAGCTCCTCAACGCCGCGCGGCGTGATACGGCGCACGCCGGCGTTAGGCCAGAAGTACAGGACATGCCACCCATGCTCAGCGAGGTCTACAGCGCGGCTCGCCGTGCTTTCGGAGCGGAACGGGTGAAGGGCGGAACAGTGGACTTCCACGGCGACCGGCCCGTGGGTGAGGTCGATGTTGTAACGGTCAACGGCCAGTTGCTCGGCGTCGACCCACCCGGCAGGCAGCATCCCGAGCAGCGATACTTCGGTGGGCTGCTGCATGGATTTGGTCCGCTGTTGGGTGGCGGCCTTCTTCCTCATGCCCTCCGGGTAGGCGCACGGGCTGGGCGGGTAGGTGCGGCCCTCCCACACGCGCTGGTGGCGGGTAGCCCGAACCTGGCGCTCTTGGAGCGTCAACCGTTCCTCGTGAAGCCTGTTCGCCTCGCCGCAGTCACGGAGGGGTACGCCGTGATCGCGCAGCACGGTTTCGATGAATCCGTAGCTCACCCCGGCGTCTTGCGCGAGGGCGTTCCGACTTTCTCCGCTTCCGTAGCGGCGGACGATCTCCACCTCGTCCACCCGCGCCTGTCGGTTAACGCGCAGCGCCTCACGCCGCCCCCGGATCTGCACGCCATGGTCCCGGAGGATGCGGCGAACGGCGTACATGTCGATACCGAAGGCCTCCGCCAGTGGGAGTTGTGCCTCTCCCGCTTGGTACCGGGCGACCAACGCGGGCTCATCCACGCCGGTGAGGGCCACGGCCAGGCGGTGAGCCTCCCTGCGCCCACGTGGCTCGACTCCGCGTTCGCTGAGGACTCGGTGAATGGTGGTCCGGTCCGTCCGGAACTCCTTCGTGAGCGAGTTGAGGGACTGGCCGGCGGTGTACCGCTGGACCAGGTCGTCAACGTTGAACGGACTACGTCCGGGCATGGGGGTACCTACGTCTTCACGCTTGAGACGGATACGGGCTCCTACAGGACACGGAGCGTAGCCCACCGCAACTGTCGGTCGCAGGCGTACTGGAGGATGCGCGAGCTCCTGGACCCGGCGTACGAGTCGGAGGTGATGCTCCCGCCCGATGACGAGCTGCTGGCCGACCTCACCGCGCCGACGTGGGACACCACCACCGGCGTCCCCCCGAAGATCCGCGTGGAGACCAAGGAGGACCTTGTGAAGCGGATGGGTCGCTCCCCGGACAAGGGAGACGCCGTGGTCATGGCGTTCGCGGGGGAGTGGATGAAGGCCGGCGCCGTGCACTCCCCGGCCCGCCCCGGCGGCGGGGGGACAGCGGCCCGGGCCGCGTCCCGGTACGCCCGGCCCATCGGCGGCGGCGGGAGCGGCAGCGGCGGGCGTGGCCGGTGACACCCCGGGCGGCGGCTCCTCAGGCGCCCACCGGGAAGACGTGCGGCTCCTCGTCCCCGTCGAGCCTGATCGTTGCCCCGTGCCCGCACTCCCCGTACACAGCAGTCACGTACGTCCCGGCCTCGGGGCCGAGGTCATGCTCCTGGCTCATGAGCCCTTGGTTGATGTCCGGGCACCGGGGACACCCCCGGGTGACCGCCCACCGGCGCCGATTCTCGGCAGTGTCAGCAGGGATGATCAGCGTTCCGCCGCCGCAGAGCCGGTCGTCCTCGCCGGCCGGGTGGAACACCATCTCCCGGCCACGCTCGGTGTCCAGGGTCACCACGGCGACAGGGGGAACGGACCTGAGGGCGTCCGCCGCCATGGCCTCGAACGCGCGCAAGAGATTTCGGTCGGTGCTCATGCCGGGAGCGTAGCCGCGGCCGCCCCCCGCCGGGCTGTCGATGCTCTACCCTCACCCTCCGCACACCAGCCGCACGAGAGGGGCAGACATGAGTGGCGGCGGCTTCGACTACCTCCACGAGCACGCCGGGACACTGGACGAGCTCGCGGCCCGGCGGTCCACGGTGGAGTCCATGGGGGATTACCTGGTGGCCCCGGACGCCCTCGGCTGCGGCGACACCGCCCGGGCCGGCCGGGACACCCTGGAGCTCGCTCGGCTCCTCCATCAGTGGGAGACCCGCGCCGTGGCCCGTGCCGCGCCCCTCTTGGACGTCTGGCGGGTCGCGGACCGCGTGGAGTCCGGCGACGCCGGGGAGACGGAGCTCCGCGCCGCCGCCGAGGCCTACGCCACACGCCCCGCCCACGCCCCGCCCACGCCGCGCCCCGTGGAGGACCCGGCCGCCTACCTCCGGGACGCCCTGGCCGCCCACGAGCGCCAGGAGCGCGCCGCCCGTACCCTCCGGGTCAACAGCCCTGAGGTCCACTTCTCCAGCGGGGGCGACTCCTGGACGACGGAGGACGGCCAGCCGCTCACCGCCGAGTGGTGGGAGGAGCACTCCACCTCCGGCGCTGACCCCTTCGTCCTGACGCTCATCGACGTCATGCGGGAGGTCCTGGACGACTACCTCAAGGACGTGGAACTCCTCAAGACGCTCGACCCGGCCGGGGAGGCGTACGGCATGACCATTCGGGGCCAGGCCGTCCGCGCCGGGATCGTCCACCAGTGGGCCGCCGCCTACTCTGTCCGGCAGGAGGCGTGAACGTGGAGCAGGAGTACAACCCGGGTGGCCTGGTGCCGCCCGCCACGACCGCCGGCCGGTTCACCGTGCCCGTGGTGTTCGTGCCGCTCGGCTACGGCCCGGCCGTCGCCGCCCGCGCCCGGCGCCTCGCTCTCCTCAACGGCCCGACCTCCGGGCCCCGGGAGTGGGCGCGGCGCCCCGACACCGGCCGACCGACGAACAAGCCCGCCTAGCCGTACCGCAACACCTCGGCCCCCGGCCTCCCTCGCGCAAGGGGGCCCGGGGCCGAGTGCTGGAAGGGGCGGGCGGGTACGGGGAGCGTACTTCCGCGCAGTCCGGACGCTGTATCTGCGTAACCGTCGCCCCCCGGCGCCAGCTCCGTACCCCAATTCACCTGGGAATTACCCCCGGAATTGATCAGAATTACTGCGCACTAAACGCGTACTTTCCCGCCCCGTGCCCCTCCTGACGAGCGGAAACGGCCCGCGAGAGCCCTTTCCGGCTGGCCTATGATGCTCCGCCGAATGACGGCGATCACCAAGGGGCAGCGATGATCACAATCCCGGAACTCGTAATCCTGGCGCTCGCCGGATATCGACTCACCCAACTCGGCGTACATGACGCCATCCTCGACCCCGCCCGGGACAAGGTGTTCGACTGGCAGACCCGCCGCCCCGAGTCCAGCGCCCGGGCGTTCGTCGTCACCCTCATCTCCTGCATCTACTGCCTCGGCTGGTGGCTGACCGGCGCCGTCCTCGCCGCCTGGCTCCTGTGGCCCGACAACCGCGTGGTCCAGGTCGGCGTGCTGTGGTTCGCGGTCGCCGGCGCCGCCGCGCTCCTCAACCGCTGGGACGACTCCCGCAAGGCCGCCTCGTGACCGCCCCCGCGGCGCGCCACCGCGTCATCACCGCCGCAGCCTCCCGCTACACCGCCCGCAAGACCAAGAACCAGACCAAGGGAACCGACTCCGGCTGGCAGTCCCGCGCCTGGAGCTTCTACGACACCACCCCCGAGGTCCGCTTCGCCGCACAGTGGATCTCCGGCGCGATGAGCGCCGCCACCCTCTACGCCGGGCGCCTCGCCGACGACGGCAAGACGATCGAGCCCGCGCCGCCCGGCGACCGCGCCGCCGAGATCGTCGCGAGCATCGCCGGCGGCCCCGAAGGCCAGTCACAGCTCCTCGGACGGTTCGGCCCCCACCTCGTCGTCCCCGGCGAAGGCTGGATCGTCGTCCAGCCCAACGAAGACGGGACACAGGACTGGCACGTCCTCTCCGTCCAGGAGGTCCGCAAGCAGGGGCAGAAGCTCGTGGCGGACATCGAAGGGGAGCCCGTCGAGGTCCCCCCGGCCGACCCCGACGGCGGCGGCAACGACACCGACCCCATCGCCATCCGCGTCTGGCAGCCCCACCCCCGCACCTTCATGGAGGCCGACAGCCCCGTACGGGCATCCCTCGTGCTCCTGGAGGAACTACAACTCCTCAACGCCGCCGTGGCCGCCATCGCCCGGTCCCGCCTCACCGGACGCGGAGTCCTCCTCGTCCCCCAAGGCACCCGCTTCCCCTCCACCCCCGTCCAGGGCGACGCCGAAGACGACCTGATCGAGGTGTTCATGCAGGTGGCGGAGACCGCCATCCGCGAACCGGAGTCGGCGGCGGCCACGGTCCCGCTGATCCTGGAAGTACCGGCCGAGCACATCGCCGCCATCAAGCGCCTCACGTTCGAGAGCGACTTCGATGAGCTCGCGCTGAAGCTCCGGGACGAGGCAATCCGCCGGTTCGCGACCGGCATGGACGTCCCCGCGGAAGTCCTCCTCGGCTCCACCGGCCTCAACCACTGGGGCGTGTGGGCCATGAAAGAGGAAGCCATCACCCTCGGCGTGCAACCCCGGCTCGACACCGTCACCCACGCCCTGACCACACGGTGGCTCCGCCCGATCCTCCAGGCCGACGGCGTCGAGGACGCGCACCGGTACGTCGTCGCCTCCGACACCTCCGGCCTCCGCGTCCGCGGCAACCGCTCCCAGACCGCGCTGGACGTCTACAAGGCCGGCGGCGTCATCAGCGCCGCCGCGCTCCGCCGCGAGACCGGCTTCGACGAGAGCGACGCCCCCACCGCCGAGGAGGAGGAGCAGCGGCGCGCCCCGCAGACCGACCCCGCCGACGACCAGCCGGACCCGGCAGACCTGCCCGTGGACGAGTCCGAGAGCGAGCCGGACACCCTGCCCGCCCCGGACACCCTCCCCGCCTCCGCCGCGCCGTCCACAGCCGTCCTGGAGGCCGCCGACGCCCTGATCTGGGCCGCCCTCGCCTCCGCCGGGGAGAAGTTGCGCCGGACCCCGGCGTGCCCCCGCTCGGAGCGGGCCCGGGCCCGGGAGATCGAGCCCGCCGCCCTCCACACCGCGCTCCGCGTCGAGGCCGTACAAGTCGAGCAGTGGGGCCTGCTGGAGGGGGCGTGGCCGCGCCTGCCCGACGTCGCCGCCCGCCACGGCCTCGACCCCGACTGCCTCACCACCACCCTCGACACCTACTGCCGCGAGCTGATCGCGGCGGGCATCCCCCACGCCTACGACCTCACCCCCGGCGCGCTCCGCGCCTCGTGCCTGGCGGTCGCCGCGTGACGCCCCGCCAGCAGCCCGTACCGCCCCCTCTGGCGACCGCCACCGTCTACGTGACCGCCAGCGAGCCCCGCACCGCCTGGTGCCACGTCTGCAAGGCATGGACCCGGTTCACCGGCGACGTCCTCTACCTCGACCGGGGCGGCGTGTCCGTCGTCGGCTCGTACGCCGGGTGCGAGGTCTGCGACGAGCCCGACGACCCGGAGGCCGGCCGTGGCTGACCTCACCACCATGCTCGCGGACTTCCTCGCCGACTTCAGACGCCAGATCTACGCGGATGCCGCCCGGGCCCTTGAGGACGCCCCTCCCGGCCAGGAGGCGGGCGTCATCATCACCCCCGTCCTCGTCTTCGAGGACCAACGGGTGGAGCTGGAACCGATGACGTTCCACCGCCCCGGGGAGGCCGGCCGTGGCTGACCAGCCGACCGCCCCGAACGGCCGGCCCCTGGACCACACGGCGCGGGTCGGGCACTCCACCGCCGCGCACCGCGCCCACGGCTGGTGCGCTGCCTGCCCCGGCATCGAGCCGGACACGGAGCTGGTGGCCTGGCGGGCACGGGACAACGCCCTCCACGCCGCCGCAGATCCGGCCCAAGCACACGACCCCGACTCGTGCCCGGACCCCCGGGCGGAAGAGGTGACCCATGGCCGATGAGGAGGCCACGCTCCAGCAGGCGGAGGAGGAGGTGAGCCGCGTCGTCGCGGACGTCCTCGCCGAGGTGGCCGAGGAGTTCGCGGACGCCGTGTCCGGCGCGGACGAGCTGGTGGCCGCCAGATTCTCCGTCGGCCGCATCGCCCGCATGTGGGCATCACGCATGCCCCGGGTCGTCGCCCGGCTCCTCGGCGTCGCGGAGACCGCCGCGCATCAGGCCGCGGACTCCGTGGACGCCGACCTCGACGGCACGTGGGACGACCTCCCCGGCCGGTACGAGGACGGCCGGGACCTCCCCGCCGGCATCGGCCAGTACGTGGAGACCACCGAGCACCTGCTCCGCGCCGTGGGGGACAGCCTCGCGGACGTCGCCCGCCAGGAACTCGCGGAGGGCCTGGAGGCCGGGGAGGACGTCGACCAGCTCCGGGCGCGCCTTCTGACCCGGTTCCGGGCGGACGGGCCGCAGCTCGGCGCGGGCCGCCAGGAGCGCACCGCGGCCACCGAGGCGTCCCGCGCGTGGAACACGGCGACGCTGGAGGCCGCCCGGGCGCTGTCCGGCCCGGACCGGCCCCTGGTGAAGCAGTGGCGCACCCGGGGCGACCGGCGCGTGCGGCACGCCCACGATGAGGTGGACGGCCAACTCCGCATGCTGGACGAGCCGTTCCGGGTCGGCGGGCACGACATGGACGCCCCCGGCGACCCCTCCGCCCCCGCCTCCCTCGTCGTGAACTGCCGGTGCCAGCTCCGCGTGTCCCGCGCGGAGGGCCGCGCCTCCTCCGCCGCCCCCACTTCCGAAGACGCCGGACGGACGGCTTCTTACGAATCATCGGCGCACCACGGCGCCACGCCTTCGAATGCCGGGCCGATCGTGGCTGCGGCGGACGGGAGCCACCTCATGGGCGGCATGATCGCGCTCATCCCCACCGAGGACGACGCCGCCCGCCTCGCCCTCGACGGCGGCGAAGCGGCCGACGAGCTCCACCTCACCCTGTACTTCCTCGGCGACCAGGGCGGCGACTGGACCGAGGACCAGCGCCAGGAACTCGCGGACCTCGTCCGCTCCCGCGTCCGCGACCTCGGCGGACCCATCACCGCCCGGGCGTTCGGCGCCGCCCACTGGAACGCCGGCAGCGACTCCCCGTCGTGGGTGTGGTCGGTCGGCGGTGACCGCGACGCCCCCGACGACGCCCCCACCCTCGTCCAGGCCCACGCCCTCGCCACGGACGCCCTGGAGAGCACCCACGACCGCCCCGAGCTGCCCACCCAGCACTCCCCCTGGGCGCCCCATGTGTGCGCTGCGTATAGCGACGACCCGGGCCTCCTGGCAGCCCTGGAGGACCGCCTCGGCCCGATCACCTTCGACCGCGTCCGCCTCGCCTTCGGCGGGGACCGCATCGACATCCCCCTACAGCTGGAGGACGACCCCATGCCCACAGAGGAGACCACGGCGGCCGGCCTGCCGACCCGCGCGTGGAGCACGCCGGACGGCACCGCGCTCGCCTACGAGAACCAGACCACCGGCGACGGAAGGGTCTTCCGGCCGGGCGCGCTCTCCTGGGACGGCGCCGGCCCCTGGCCCCTCCAGTACGCCGACGAAATGCTGTCCGGCCACCAGGGCGCCGAGCTGGCCGGAGCGATCACCAGCGTGGGCCGGGACGGGGACCGCATCACCGGCAGCGGCGTCCTGTACCTCACCCAGCGCTCCGGCGCCGAGGCCGCCCTCCTCCTCGAGGAAGAGGCCCCGCTCGGCGTGTCCGTCGACCTGGACGACGTCGACGTGGAGTTCGTGGACAAGACCCTCGCCGAGGACGAGGCCGGGAACCTGGTCCTGGCCGCGTCCCTCGCCTCCGCGTCGCTCCTCCCCCTGGAAGACGGCGGCTGGCTCATCACCGCCCAGCCCACCGCCGAGTGGGAAGCGTCCGCCGGCGTCCTCTCCCGCACCCGCCAGACCGTCCAGCTCATCACCGGCCCCGGCGGACAGGTCAACGCCTCCGCGCTCCTCAACGCGTTCGCCGGGACGGCACTCCTCCCGGACGCCATCGTGGCCGCCGCCGGCGACGCCGACGACCCCGACACCGGCGTGGTCGTCCACTCCGAGAAGTCCGGGGACTTCCTCGTCCGCATCACCCGCGCCCGCCTCCGCGGCGCCACCCTCGTGGCCGTCCCCGCGTTCGCGGCCGCCCGGATCGTCCTGGACCCGCTGGACGACGACGAGGCCGAGCGGGAAGCGTCCGCCCGCCCCCCGCTGCTGGACGACGTCACGGCCAGCAGCGAGGCCACCCGCCGCCGCATCATCACCTACGTCCGTACAGCGCCCGCCCCCGTCGGCGCGGCCCACGTCGCCAAGGCCCTCGGCATCTCCGTGTCGACCGCTCGCAAGCACCTCGGCGCGGCGGTCAAGGCCGGAGACCTCGTGCGGCTCCGCCCCGGCCTGTACGTCGGCGCGACGGCCGGCCCCGGCACCGAGGCGTCGGCGTCGGTGGCTGCGGCGGCCGGAACCGTCCCCGGCGCTCCCGCCGACGTCCCGGCCTCGCTGCGCCTCCACCCGGTGCCGGACGACGTCCTCACCGACCTCGCCGCGTCGGCCTGGACCGCCATGCGCGACGCCGACCCCATGCCCGCCGCCTGGTTCCGCGAGCCGACCGAGGCCGAACTCCCGCCCGGCTCCGGGGGAGTGCACTACGCCGACGGCCGCGTGTTCGGATGGGTGGCGCAGGCCGGGGAACCCCACGCCGGGTACCCGGGCCGCAACCTCACCGTGGAGTCCCTGGGCGAGCTGGACATGTCGCACTTTCTCCGCGCCCGGTTCCGGCTGGACGACGGCACGTTCGTCAAGGCCGGCGCCTTCACCATGAACGTGCCCCACAGCAAGGACGGCGCCGAGTGCGACACCGCGTCGTGCCAGTTCGATGACACCCGGACCGTCGCCGCGGTCGTCACCACCGGCATGAACGAGCGCGGGTTGTGGTTCTCCGGCGCAGCCGCACCGTGGCTGAGCCAGTGGGACCGGACCGTCTTCACGGCGTGCCAGCCGAGCTACCACATGCGGCAGGGCGCTGACGGCCGCTGGCAGCTCCGCGCGGTCCTGTCCGTGCCCGTGCCCGGGCACTCCTCGCCGCTCCTGGCGGCCGCCGTGGAGCGCTCGAACCTCGCGCTGGCCGCGTCCGCCGCGAGCGGCATGCCCGCCCCCGCCCCCGCTCCGGCCGCTGGTGCCCCGGCCACGTCACCCGTGCCGACCCCGGCCCTGACTGCCGCGCTCGACAGCCCCGACGTCCTCGACACCCTCTTGGACGCCCTGTCCCGCCGGCAGCAGCAGCGGGCCGACGAACGACGCGCGGAGGTGGAGCGCCTGGCCGCCACCGTCTCCGCCGCCGCCTAACCCACCCACCCGAGAGGAGCACCGCTATGGCATGCGCGTGCAAGAACAAGCGCCAGACGTACGAGGTCGTCCCGAACGCCGGCCGCGCGAACCGGCCCGCGTTCACCAGCTCCAGCCGCGGCACGGCCGAGGCCGTCGCGGACCGGTACCCGACCAGCGTCGTCCGGGACAAGAAGACCGGCGACGCCGTCTACCACGCCTGGCCCAAGGGCGCGTACGAGGTCGTCGCCGGGGACACGGTGATCCTCCCCGCCCACACCGTCCGCAACGACGCCGACAAGGCCCCGCTGCGGGCCGCTGCGGACGAGCGGGCGGCCGACGGCGCCGTGGTCCGCGCCGTGAGCAGCGGGGCCGTGGTCTACCCGCTCCCGGCGGCGCTCACCGCCTCGGGCGCCACCCTCACCGCCGAGCAGGCCCCCACCCCGGCCTGACCACCCCTCACATCACCGCGTAGCTGCCCTCCGGGGTGGCTATGCTGGTGCACTAGTACCGCTGGTTATGGGCCGGGTCATCAGGCTTCACCTCCTGGAGACCCGACCCATGGCCTTCGAGCTTCCGCAGGACCTCAACCAGCTCTCCGACGGCGCTTTCCTCTCCACCCTCACGGACGAGGACCTGAGCGCGGCCACGGAGACCACCGCGCGCACCTTCGCCGCGCTGTCCGCTCAGGACGAGATCACGGACGACGCGCTCGCCCAGATGCGGGCGCTCGCCGCCGGCACCGAGGCGATCCGGTCGGAGCAGCGCTCCCGCCGTGAGGCCGCCGAGGCCGCCGTGAGCGAGATCGACCAGCTCGCCGCGCAGATCCGCGGCGACGAGCCGCAGACCGCGCCCGCCGAGCCGGAGCAGTCCGCGGCGGAGGAGACCACCGCGGCCGCCGACCCGGCCCCCGAGCAGCCCGCCGCCCCGGCGGCCCCGGCCGCTCCGGCGGCGCCCGCGACCGCCACCGCCTCGGCCGTCGCCCGGCCCGCCCTCAACCTCAGCGCCGTGCGCCGGGTCCAGCCCCGCGTCCTGCCCGAGGCCCCGGCCCCGGGAACCACCATCACCGCGGCGGTCGACGTCCCCGGCTACACCCCCGGCGCGGCCCTGGACTTCAACGACATCACCGCCGGCATCATCTCCAGGGCGAATGCCCTGAAGACCGCGGGCGGCGGCGTCGGACAGGTCATCTCGTACCGGCACCCGTACCCGCAGGAGCTCATCGTCACCGACTCCTCGTCGGCGCCGGAGGGCACGAGCGTGGCCCTGACCGCCTCCAGCCAGAGCCGCCTGCCGGAGCGGGAGCTCGTCGCGTCGGGCGGCTGGTGCGCCCCGTCGGAGACCATCTACGAGCTGACCGACACGGCGTGCCCCGACCTCCTGTGGGACGCACCGGAAATCCAGCTCGCCCGGGGCGGCCTGCGCTACTACATGCCGCTCTCCCTCGACGTCGCCGCCATGACGTGGGTGCACACCGAGGCCGACGACATCAGCGGTGCGGAGAAGCCCTGCTTCCGCATCCCCTGCCCGGAACCCGTCGAGGTGCGCTGCGACGCCATCGGCGTGTGCCTGGAGGCCGGCATCCTCACACAGCGCCACTTCCCCGAGCTGGTCGCCTGGTACCTGCGCAACTCGATGGTGGCGCACGAAATCCGCATCAAGCAGCAGCTGTTCCAGCAGGCGCTCAACACCGCCACGCCCGTGGACATCCCGGCGTCGTTCGGCGCGCTCTCCAGCGTGTTCGCCGCGGTGGGTCTCCAGGCGGCCGACATGATCGAGCGCCACAGCCTGTGCGAGTCGACGGCCCTGGAGGTCGTGTTCCCGTACTGGTCGAGGCAGCTGTTCCTCGCCGACCTCGCGCGACAGAACGGCGTCAACATCTGCGACCTCGACCCCAACTGCATCCAGGACACGTTCAGCAAGCTCGGCGTCCGCGTGCAGTTCGCGCGGGGCCTCAACCCGGCCGTGCCCGACGAGATCGGCGGCCCCGACCCCGCCACCGCGTTCCCCGGCGAGGTCAAGTTCCTGATCTACCCCGCCGGCGGCCTCGTCATCGGCCGTGGCGAGGAGGTCAACCTCGGCGTCATCCACGACTCCACGAAGTTCCGCGTGAACGACTACACCGCGCTCTTCGCGGAGGAGTGCGCCGCGCTGGTCAACCGCAGCGTGGACACCCGCCTCGTCACCGTCCCGGTCTGCCCCTCCGGCGAGACCGGCGCACAGACGCTCCTCGCCTGCTGACCGCACCTCCCCCCGACCCGGACGCGCCGGGCTCTCGGCCATGAGCCGGGGGCCCGGCGCCCCTTGAACGCACCGGAGGTGCACGATGCCGTCAGACATGCGTAAGGCTGTCGAGCCCATCACCGGGACGCCGCTGCCGCACGGCATCCTCAACGCCTGTACCACCGTCGTGGACGTCGATGACGTCCACGAGCTGATGGGCGTGGAGTGGCTGGGCCTCGGCTGCTCCCCGGTCCGCCACTGGGTGGACCCCTGCCTCACCGACGAGTCGCCCGGCGAGTCGCCCGGGGAACCCGCCGTCAAGATCTTCGACCGGCCGGAGATCGAGGCCGCCGACCCCATCACCCTGTACGCCGGTGCCGAGTGCAGCGCCCTTGGCTGGTCGTACGCCGAGGCGGTGGAGCACGCCCGGGCCACCATGGACCTCGGCGAGCAACAGGGCCTTGAAGCCGCGTTCATGGCCTCCCACCTCTCCCAGCAGGCCGTGGACCTCACCCCGGCCGAGGGGCCGGTGTCAGTCGCTCAGGGCGTCGCCGCGCTGGAAGGCTGCCTCGCCGAGTCCTACGGCGGCGTGGGCGTCCTCCACGTTCCCGCCGGCGTCGCCGCGCTCCTCGGCTGCTGCAACATCCTCCGCGAGGACCCCGTCACGGGCGACCTGCGGACCCTGGCTGGCAACTGCGCGGTGATCGGCGCCGGGTACTCCGCGCTCAACGTCGGCCCCGGCGGGCTGCCTGCCGAGCCCGGCACGACCTGGCTCTACATCACCGGCCCCGTCCACATCCGGCGCGGCCCCCTCGACACCATCCCCGACCGCTCCGCGTCGGTGAACATCCGCACCAACGACCGCCGGGTGCTCCTGGAGCGCTCCTACGTGGTCGGCACGACGTGCACCGTGTGCGCAATCCAGGTGGTGACTTGCCCGTGAATCCGCTCATCACAGTGCAGCCGTGTCCCGAGCAGCGGCAGGCACTCGCCCGGTGGGCCGTGGCTCAGGTGCCGAAGGTACGCACCGTGGGCCCGTCCTCGTTCGGGGTGCCCCCGCACCTGTACACCGACATGCCCGAGGCGCTGCTCCGCGGCGCCCTGGTCGACGGCCACCCCTACCGGTCGCCCGACGACTACGAGGCCACCGAGCCCGCGCCGGCCGGAGCGCCGACACTGCTCGGCGTGGCCACCCCAGACGGCCTCCGGGACGCGGTGCTGGTCCCCCCGCTCCCGGAGGCTCCCCAGACGTTCGAGGAAGGGGAACTCGTCGTCCTCGCGGGCGGGGCGGACGGCCAGGAAACCTACGTCCCCCTCGGGGACAGCAGCGGGGACACGGGCGGAGACGCCCCGGCCCCGCCCTCGCCGGGCCCCACGGCTGCACCGGCCGTGACCAGCGGGGACACCGCCGGGGACACGGGCAGGGACGCGGGGGACACGAGCGGGGATAGTGGCGCCACCGCACCCGCCAAGCCGTACCTCTGCGGCGACGGGTGCCCGCGAGCCTTCACCACCGCACGCGGCCGGGCGCGGCACCGGCGCACCGTCCACGGGAGGTAGCCCATGCCCGTCCAGCCAGTTCCTTGCGCCCCCGGCGGCGGTGGGGGCGGCGAGCCCGGCCCGTCCTGCTGCGCCCCCTCCATCGCCTCCACCCCGCTCTGCCGGGAGGACGGCTCCACGATCCTCCTCGTGCTCCGCTCCGCGTGCGCGTGCGACGGCGCCGAGCCCGCCCCACCGGAGATCACCGGATGGCTCGACCCGGTCACCGGCGAGTTCACCGAGGGCGCGGCACCGGCCGACGCCCGGCCGTGCGGCGCGGACGACTGCGCGTCCGTCTCTCTCCTGCGCCTGTGTGACCAGACGGAGGAGGAGTGCGTCCCCTTCCTCCGGCACCTGGTGCACGACTGCTCCGGCACGGTCACCGCGAGCACGGACACCACCCTCGACGGCGTCACGCCGTACGTGGTGGCCGGCGAGACGGGGGACTGCGACGACTGCCCGTGCGAGGACGGCAGCAAGGTCCTCCCGCTCTGCGACTACCAGCCAGACGGCACGAGCGTGCCGTTCCTGCGGCACCTCACCTACGACTGCACGACCGGGCAGGTGACGGAGGAGACCGACACCGAGACGGACGCCACCACCCCCTACACCCCGACCGGCGACATCGGAGAGTGCGGCGAGTGCCGTCCAGCGCCGATGTGCCCCCAGCTCCTCGGCTTGTCCGGGCCCGAGACCTGGACCATGCCGGAGGGCACCGAGTCCGTCGCCGTCACCGTGGCCTGCGGCCCCGTCACCATCACCGACTGCGCCGGCAACGCGACCGTGGTCAACGAGTGCGGAACCGCCTTCTCCTGGGCCGCGCCCGCCTCCGGCGGCTGCGGTCCCGCCTCCCTCTGCACGCCCTTCACCGTGGAGCTACCCGATGGCGCCGCGGTCTACCTCAACTTCGTGAGCCCTTGCCTGGGAGACGCCTCGTGAACTGCAACTGCTGCCCCCCTGTGATCATCAGCAGCAACGGTGGGGGGCCGCCCCAACCGCCGGCACCGCCGTGCGTCAGCCCGGGGTCAGAGACGGTCCTCACCGTGGACAGTGACGGATGCCTCGGCCTCATCACCGATCCGGCCGGCCCGGTCCGGCCAGGCCCTGACGGCCTCACCGTGTGCCTCTCGGAGCAGGCGGACAACACGCTCACGCAGGACGGGGACGGCTGCCTCTACGTCCCGACCGCCCAGCCGGAGCCGATCGCCACCGGCTGCGGCATCCTCGGCGACGGAACCACCGGGGCACCCCTGGCCGCCGGCACTTCCGGCACCTGGGGAGCCGGGCAGCTCGCCTTCCCCTGCGACGACATCAACGGCGGCTCGATCTACTGCGACAGCCGAGGCCGGATGCGTACCGCGCCCCCGACGTATGCCCGCGGCTTCTCCCAGTTCGCGCAGGAGAGCGTGAGCGGCCCGCCGGAGGCCGTGGGCACCACCAGGACGACGCACGACGTGACGCTTACCGTCACGAACCCCTCGCCGTGCCGCACGATGATCACGTCAACCCGCGTCAGCGTCAACGGCGTCGCCTTCACTCAGACCGCCGCCAACGACTGGTCGATCGACTGGGGGTTGTCGTTCTCGACGGACGGCAGCGAGCCGCCGCCGCCCGCGGTCGGCTCTGGCCTCATGCGGCGGCGCACCGCCCCTGACCTCGCCTCGCCGGACGAGTGGGAGTTCCCCGTCATCGACGCCGTGACCAGCGCAGGCGCCTTCGGGTTCGTCGGCCCCGGCGAGACGATCAAGGTCCGCGCGGCGGTCGGGATCACCTTCCACGCGGTCAACCCGGCGGCTGGAGCGGACGGGACCCCGCCCGCCTGGCGCATCCGTGAGTTCGGCCTCTACGCCTGGGGCTTCGCGATCTGACCCGCCCCGGCTCCCCTTCTTCCGTTGCTGACTCGACCCGAGAGCGAGACGACCGATGCCCGTAGGCGGCAACTTCACCAACTGCAACTGCGGGCCCGAGACGTCCGCCTGTGAGAGCCCCACCGAGCCCCTGGCGACTGTCGGCCTGTGCCTGGCAGACGGCTCCCCGATCGCGGTCACGGTGGTCCGTGACTGCGCCGGAGTGGTCACCTCGGAGGGCTGGCTCGACCTCGCCACCGGCGCATGGTCAGCCGGGCCGCCCCCGGTCGGCACGGTCGCGTGTGGGGACTCCCGCTCCATCCAGGTCTCCGGCACCTTCTGCGACATCGCCCCGGACAGCGGCGACGTCCTCGGCCTGGTCCTCGTGGAGTACAGCTACGCCGCCGATGGCTCGATCGACGGCGTGCGCCTGGTCGACGCCGTCACCGGCGAGACGTACACCCCGACCGGCACGGTGACGACCTGTCCGGCCGGGGTGGAGCAGCCGGAGCGGGACCTCACACAGCTCTGCGACATCAACGACGACGAGTCCGGCACCGTCCAGGCGGTCCCGTTCCTGCGGGACTACCAGCGCGACGAGAACGGGCGGATCACTGGCCACAGTGACTACACGCTCGCCGGCGAGGCGTACGAGCCGACCGGCACCGTGGACGTCTGCCACCCGGCCGAGACGGAGCCGTGTGCCTCCACGGTGTCTACGCTGCGCCTCTGCGACCTCAACCCGGACGTGGCCCCGGACGAGACGGGCAAGCGGTGCGCGGTGCCGTTCCTGCGGCACCTGGTCTACGACTGCACCGGCGCCCTCACCGAGGCCCGGGACACGGCTACGGACGGCGTCACCCCGTACACGCCGGTGGAGGCCGTGGACTGCGGCACCGGCGGCGTGCCGGCCATGGTGGAAGTGCCGTGGGAAGTCGTGGACATCCAGCCGGACCCGGCGAGCGCGGTCGGCCGCGGCCTCATCTACACCCTGTCGCCGATCGACGACCCGACGACGACCGGCACGGTGACGGTCACCACGAGCAGTAGCTACAACACGGCCTCCTGCCCGGCGACTCCGCCGGCCTACGCGTACCGCAACCCCACGCAGTACACGTTTACGCCGGACCAGGCGCTCCGGGACGCCGCAAGCTACGTGCGTTGTGACCTGGTGGACTTCGACCGCTTCGAGCCGGTCACCGGCCTGTCCCCGGCCCCGTCACGGCTCGGCGGCACCGCCTACTGGGACGGGACGACCGTCCGCCCGACCGCGAATGACGGCGTCGGCGAGATGTACTACGACGGCCCGCCTGAGCAGTGGACGTACCGCGTCGGCAACACCGGCGGAGGCAACTCCTGTAGCTCCCTCTCCTTCGCCGCGGTGTCGCTGCGCCCGGAGGGCTGCTGCGCCCCGTGCGGCGGGAGCGGCGGCGGGGACGGCAGCGGGCGCACCGTGCAGGAGGTATGCGTCATCGCCAACGCCGCTCCGGACGACGTGATGACGTGGACGCGGGTGATCGAGGACGGCGGCGCCACGATCTACTACCTGGACCAGGACGGTGCCCGCTACGACGGCACCCTTCCCGCCGGGCACCAGATCGTGGCGTGTCCGGTGGAGGAGTCGGACACCTGCCAGCACTGCGAGACCCTGACTCTGTGCGACGTCCAGCCGGACGAGTCCCCGGGGGAACCGGAGATCGCGTACGAGGCGATCCCGCTCGCCGAGCTCGGCCCGGCCGGCTCGTACGGCGACGGCAGCCCCGTCACGGGCACGCTGCCCAACGGCGTCGGCTACAGCGTGAACGTGGGCGAGTGGGGCCCCGGCCAGGGGCACTACACGTTTTACCCGTACGACGGCACGCAGGTGTGGTCGTTCACCGAGCCGGTCTATGTCCGGTTCGGGCTGCGCGGCCTCAACATCACGCCCACGGAGTGCTACGTCCTCCCCGAGGGCGCGGTGGCCGAGTCCATCAGCCCCAGCCATACGTGGGACCCGGACAGCCGGTACCTGTGTGAGATCACCGGCCAGTCGAGCGCCACGGATGAATCTGTGTTCCGCCTCGGCCCGGTCACCGAACTGCCCATCGTCCCCTCGGGCAGCAACACCGGCGGCCGTGGCCCCGGCCTGATCGAGGTCGGCTTCCCCGTGGACGCGCCGGCGCCGGGCTCCTCCACCAGCTTCCTGCGCGTGGTGTGCCGGGACTGCTCCGGCGTCGTCACCTCGGTCACGGATACGGACCTGGACGGCACGCCGTACACCCCGAGCGGGACCGTCACGGCCTGCACCAGCAGCAGCGGCGGCGGGGACCAGCCCGCGGAGCCGTGCCGGGACAGCTCCACGCTCCTGGTCTGCGACCTGCCTACCGAAGGTGTGGACGGCACGGCGACCGCGTCCGACGTGAGCGCGCAGGCCGCGGAGTATCCGTTCGACGCGGACCCGATTCGCTGCGTCAACCCTCTGCCGGGCGGCGCAGCCAGCCTGTGGGCCGGCGGTGCCGGGAACGTCGTCTTCCCGGCGGAGACCACGGCATCAGGCACGTGCGATGACCGGCCGCGCGGTCAGGTACTGCGCGGTATCGCCGCGGAACTCCAGGCCGATCCGCCGTCGTGCACTGACGGGACCGTCGACGTGACGGTGTCCGTGCGCGTCACCAACGACAGCCCGCACGCCGCCGCCGCCAACTACAACGGCGGCCTACGGCTCCACCGGGTCGACACCGGGGAGCGGCTGGCGCTCTCACAGAGCCTCCTTTCTACCCCGGCCAACGCCTCGCGGACGCTCACCGCCACCGCTACCGGCATCGACGCCGGGTTGCTGGAGACCGGGCAACTCGTCGTCGTCCTCGATGTGGAAACCTTCGACGGCACCAACCCGGCCGGCAACGGGAACCGGTGGACGGCCGACCAGTTCATGGCCACCTACGCCTACGGCACCGAGGGCTGCGCGAACCAGATCCTCCGCACGGTCGTCACGGACTGCGAGACCGGCGCCGTCCTGTCCGTGTCGGACACCACGATGGACGGCGAGCCGTACGAGGTGACGGGCGACGTCGGCCAGTGCGAGAGCACCGGAGGCGGAGCGACAGCGCCGCCGGAGATCCGGTTGGACGTGGAGACGGCGCTCCTGTGCATCCGGGACGACGCCGGGAACATCACCGGTCAGGTCTTCGTGGAGCGCATCTACGCCGACCAGACCGGGGAGCGCATCGCGCAGCGCCTCACCGACCCCACCACCGGGGATGAGGTGGAACTCCCGGACGGCGCCGAGCTGGTCGCCTGCCAGGAGCCCGCGTGCCCGGTCGCGTTCTCCACGGAGTGCGTGGGCGCGGTCACCCGCACGGAGGCCGGCTACGACAACACCTCCACGATCAACGGGGTGCCCGGCAAGTGCGGGTCGGTCCAGGGCCCGGGCGGGCAGTTCCCGTGCCAGCCGACCGGCGCCCTGACGATCACCTCGTGGATCGTGGACGGGGAAGAGGTCATCGGCGAGGGTGGCGGCCGGTCCTTCAACGGCGGCCCCTGTGGGCAGGGCACCACCGCCAACCGCGGTATGCACCACAACTGGGCCCTTGCCCTCACCAACCTCGACCCGTCTGGCGCCAACTGGAGCGCCCAGGAGGCGGACGGCTGCGCCTGGTTCGTCGGCTCCACGGGCGGGACCCGCACCGTGTACGGCGCCATGACGGTGCAGGACGCGGCGGGACAGCAGTGGATTCTCGGCCCGGCGCAGGCCTGCGAAGAGGTCCAGTACACCAAGGTGTACACGCAGGAGTGCGACGGCACCGTGTCCGTCTCCTGGCTGGACGCTCAGGGCGTGGCGACGGACGCCCCGGACGGCGACCTCGTCCCGTGCGGCACGGGCTGCGGGAGCGGTGGCGGGGCCGGCCTGGACGTGGAGACGGTGGCGCTCTGCGACGTCCAGGCGGACGGCACCACCGTGCCGTTCCTGCGGCACATCACCTACGGGACCGGCGGGCAAGTCTCCGTCGTCCTGGACACCGGCCTCGACGCGTACTCCCCGTACGTCCCGAGCGGCACCGTGGGCGTGTGCCAGCCGCGCGAGGACGGCCAGGACGTGGAACTCCTGGCCATGTGCGTCATCGACAACGCCACCGGCGGCACCGTGCAGCGCATCCTGGCGGAGGTCCGCTACGACGCGGAGACCGGCGAGCGCACTGGCGTCTCCTACGTGGACCCGAGCACCTGGGGGCCGGTCGCGCTCCCGGGCGGCACGCACATTGGTCTGTGCCCGGAAGCCGAGCCCGAGCCCGCCGAGGAGTGCCGGAACACGAGCACGCTCCTGCTGTGCGACGACACGGCCGGCACGCCGGAGACCGAGGCTGTGCCGCTGTCCACCCTCGCGGAGTCCCCGCCGGCGGTGAGCGGCACGCTACCGAACGGCGTCGGGTGGTCCGTGAGCGCCGGCCGGTGGGCTGAGGCCGCGGCCGGATACTCGATCGCGGTCAACCCCGGGCAGACCAACCCCGAGGGCCCGCAGGCGTGGACGTTCGATCAGCCGGTGCACGTCCGCGTCGGCATGACCGGGCTCAACCAGGAGGAGTGCGCGCAGCTCCCGCCCGGCCTGGAGGTCGAATCCCTCAACACCGGGCACACCTGGGACCCCGTCACGCGCCGTCTGTGCGGGCTGCCCGGTGCGCCGGCGACCGCCATGACCATCCTGCGGAGCACCGCCCCGCTCACCAGCCTCGAATGGGACGCCGTCTACGACGGCGGTGCGGCGCCCGCCGCGAGCGGGGTGGGCCTGCTGGAGCTCACGACGGTGCCCGAGCCGGTGCAGTTCCTCCGGCACGTCACCGTGGACTGCGAGACGGGCGCCGTGGTGTCCGTCGCAGACTCCACCCTGGATGGCGACCCGTACACGGTCGTGGGTGAGGTCGGGCAGTGCACCAACGCCGCGCCCGCCGAGCCGGAGACCCCTCCGTGTGACGCCCAATCCGTGCTGTCCGCCTGCCGGTGGGACGACACGGACGGCGACGGCATCGCGGACACGGAGTACGTCGAGCTCCTGGCTGTCGACTGCGACGGTGTCCTCGCCGGGATCGGCACGTACCTGCCGGACCTCTCCGAGCCGTACGAGCCCGTGAGCCCCGTGGACGGGAGCACGGCCGACCCTGGCCCGGAGCCCGCGGTGAACGTCCAGGCGCACCGGGTGCAGCTTGCGCCCGGCGGCACGTGGGACGCGGCGGACGTCGCCGCGCTCCGCTCCGTCACCCTGACCGCGCACAGCGGCACGGGTCAGATCACCACGGCGGACGGGGTGTCCACCCTGTTCTCCGGTGAGTCGGTGACCTGGTCCGTGGACAAGGACGTGGACGCCGCTCTTGTCGGCCCGCTCACCGTCACCGCGGGCACGGGCACCGTCACCGTGACGTGGACGCGCTCCGTCTGACCCGCTCAAGGGCCCGCCGCTCATCGAGGGCGGCGGGCCCGCCCTGTACCTGAGGAGGTACCTATGTCTGGCACCAACGGCAGCGTGGCCGCCGCGTCCAGTGACGTGGAGTACGAGGTCCTGTGCGACGACGGAGGCCCGTTCCTCCGCCGCTACACCACGGTGGGGGGAGGCGCCCCGACCGTCACGGACACCGAGCTGGACGGCGCTACGCCGTACACGCCGGCCGGGGCCGTCACCCGGTGCGGCACTCCGGCAGCCGCGGCGCTCGTGGAGGCGACGGTGGAGAGGGTGAGCGGGGCGGGCTCGGTCACCATCGACGCCGGCGCCCGCTCCGTCACCGTCGTGGTCTACGCCGGGGCGCCCGCCGTCGCCATCGGCGGCGGCACGGCGGCGGCCCTCCCCGCCGGCACGTCCCTCACGTGGGGCGTCAACCAGGGCGGCGGGGAGGCCCTGGGGGACGCGCTGGTCTTCACCGGAGTGGCCGGGGATGACTTCCTCGTCACCAGCACCCGTGAGGTCTAGGTGGCAGAAGGAACGGACGGCGCGTACGCCGCGCCCGGGCCTCGGGTGGAGCGTGCCCGGGGTGTGACGGACAGCGCGGGGAACGTCACCTTCGCGTGGCCCGTCGGCGCGTTCACCGCTCCACCCGTCGTCACCATCGGCGTGCAGGCCGGGGCCGGATTCCGGTCGCACGCCATCACGGCATCCTCGGCGACGGCCACCACGGTGAATGTGCAGGTGTCCGCCGGTGTGACGTTGCTGGGTATCGGTGTGCTCGCCGTAGGCGCGGCGGCGGCCGGCGTCACGGTCCACGCTCAGGCGGTCGCCGCGCCCTGAGACGGAAGGGCCGGGGTGCGCGGGCCCGCTTGGGGCCGGGCGTCCCCGGCTAGACTCCTGGTAGCCGCTGGTTCTGGGCCGGGCTGATCTTCACCGCTGCTGGTTGTGGGCCGAGCCGTCCAACTCCGCTTTGTTGGAGGGCCCCAGTGCCAGCACCGCTCATTTCCAATGCCGCCACGGTGCGCGTCACGCGCGTGGACGGCTGTGGTCGCCCTGTCTGCGGCGAGGACTCCTCGTTCGTCACCGACTGCTTCGCCTCCGTCTCCATGGCGGCGAACATCGAGGAGGGCGAGGACATCACCTTCACCGCCGCCAACGGCCGTCAGTGCGGGTTCAAGCGAGGCTGCCCCACCCTCAACGGCTACGACCTCACGTTCGGGTTCTTCGAGGCGTCGCCGGAGCTCATCGAGATCATGACCGGCAGCCCCGTGTACTTCGACTACGACGGCCGCCCGATCGGTTTCGATTCGTGTTCGATTCCCTGTAACTCCGGTTTCGCGCTGGAGGTGTGGACGGACGTGCTCGGCGCGGACGTCTGCGAGGACGAGGCCGCCGAGGGCGCGTGGGTCTACTTCCTCCTCCCGTGGGTCACCAACGGCATCCTCGGGGACGTCGAACTCGCCAACGAGGCCGTGAACCTGGAGCTGACTGGCGCGACCCGCGCGGGCGGCAAGTGGGGCACCGGCCCGTACGACGTCCAGGCCATCGACGCCGGCGGCACGCCCGGCCCGATGCTCGCCCCGCTCGGCTCCACCTGCCACCGGCGCATGTTCATCACCTCCATCGCCCCGCCGGAGACCAGCAACACCTACATCCCGGTGGCCGGCGACTTCTGCGTGGCGTCCTGACCATGGCGCTGGACATCGTGGTGCCGGTGCGGGAGGGCGTCGTCCACGAGCAACTGCGCTACGCGCTCCGCTCGTGGGCGGCGACCCTCCCGCACCGGCGGGTGTGGCTGGTCGGCGCCCGGCCGTCGTGGGCGACCAACGTTGAGCACATCCGCACCCGCCAGGGCGGCACCAAGTACCGCAACACGACGGTGGCCATGGAGGCGGTGTGCCTTCACCCGGAGATCAGCGACCCGTTCATCTACTGCAACGATGACTTCTTCGTCCTCCGTCGCCTGGCCGCGGTGCCCGTGTTCCACCGGGGGCCGGTGGCGGAGGTGGAGGCGTACTACGCCACCCGAGGCAACGGCCGGTACCTGCGCGGCCTGCGGGAGACGCGGGATCTCCTGGTCGAGCTCGGCCACCCCGACCCGCTGTCGTACGAGCTGCACGTCCCCCTCCCCGTCAACAAGCGCGGGATGCTCGCCGCGCTGGAGACCGGCCGTCACCTCGACGTCCTCCACAAGCGATCGCTGTACGGGAACCTCGCCGGGATCGGCGGGGAGCGGATGGCGGACGTGAAGGTGATCAACCGGGCGCCAGGGTTCGACACGGCCAGCGGGTTCCTGTCGACCATGCCGGACAGCTTCACCCGGGGCGCCGTCGGCGGGTACCTGCGGCAAGCGTTCTTCAGGCCGTCCCGGTACGAGCGGGGGCGGCGATGAGCCTGCGCGTCGGGCCCTGCGAGCCGTGGCCCACGGTGCTCTGCTGCGACACCGACGAGTACCCGCCGGAGGAGGTCGAGCGGTGGACCCGCGTCGCCTCCACCATCCTCTTCCACCTCACGGGGATGCGGTACGGGCCGTGCCCAGTGACCGTACGGCCGTGCTCCCGCTCGTGCCTCGACGGCGGCGCCCCGCTCTCGTTCCAGGCGATGCCGGGGGCGTCCACGGGCGGGTGGGTGCCGTACATCGACGGCGCCGGTATCTGGCGGAACGCCTCACTGTGCGGCTGCAAGTCGTCGTGCTCCTGCGGGGAGCTGTCCGAGATCTACCTACCCGGCCCGGTCTACGACGTCGTGGAGGTCAACGAGAACGGCCAGGTCCTCGCGCCCGGCCTGGAGTACCGGCTCGACGCCCCGGGGCGGCTGGTGCGGCTCGGCGGCGCCCGCTGGCCGACGTGTCAGGAGATGGCGGAGCCCGAGGGCGCGCCGGGCACGCTCACGGTCACCTACCGGTGGGGCCTGGAGCTGGACGACGCCGCGGTGGCCGCCGTCTCCGAACTCACCTGCCACCTCCTCCGCGGCTGCGGCGCCGGCGGCGGGTCGTGCGGCTGCAAGGCCAACCCCCGCGCCACCCGCGTCTCCCGGCAAGGCGTCGAGATCGAGCGGCAGGACGTGACGCTCATGTACACCGAGGGCCTGACCGGTCTCCCCGTCGCGGACGCCTGGATCAAGGCCGTCAACCCCTACGGGCTCCGCTCCCCGGGCCGGGTCTACTCCCCGGACTACCAGCGCCCCCGCTTCACCGTCTGGCCGTAGGAGGCCCCTGATGCCGCTCTCCCCGCTCGCGGTGCACGACCTCGCGGAGGCCGTCCTCGGCTGCGTGTGCGCCGCCCTGGACGCCGCCGTGACGGACGGCGTGGACGGCGCGGCCGGATGCCCCTGCCGGGCCTGCGTGGTCCCCGGCACGCCCGCGTGGGACGAGTGCGACGCCCTCGACGGCTGCGCCGGCGGCCCGCCCGGACAGCTCACCGTCAACATCGCCCGCGTCTTCCCGTCGAGCCCGGACCGGTTCCCGGCGCAGGACGTCAGTGTCCAGGGCGTGCGGGGGTGCACGCCGCCGCACATCACCGCCGTGGAGCTGGTCGTCACCCTCCTGCGGTGCGTCCCCACGGTGGACGAGACCGGCTGCGCGCCGACGTGCGAGGAGCTGAACGAGGCGGCGCGGGCGATTCACGTGGACGCGGCCACCGTCTACTCCGCGCTCTGGTGCTGCCTGCCCGGCCTCAGCCCCAACCCGCGCCGGCCCCGCCGGTTCGTCTTCGGCGCACAGACCATCATCGGCCCTCAAGGCGGGTGCGCCGGCCTGGAGCAGAGGGTCACGGTCGCGCTGCCCGGCTGCGGGCAGTGCCCCGGAGAGGAGTCCCCGTGAGCGTCCAGGTGACCGTACGGCCCGGCGCCCTCGCCCGGCTCCTGCGGCTCCGCAACGGGCCCGTGGAGCGGCGCCTCCGAGAGCGGACCCGGAGGGTGGCGGACATCGCCGCCCGGGAAGCGCCCGGCTCGATGGGGGACTACGTGGACTGGCGGGTGGAGAACGGCCCGCGCGGGCTCCGGGGCGTCGTCGTGTGCAACCACCACGCCGTTCGCTTCGTGCTCGATGGCACGCGGCCTCACCTCATCCGGCCGCGCCGGCGGAACGTGCTGCGGTTCCAGATCGGCGGGCGGGTCGTCTACTCCAAGCTCGTCCGGCACCCCGGCACCAAGGCCAACGACTTCATGAAACGGGCCCTGGAGCAGGGGCGGTAGGCCGGCCCCGGCGGGGTGTTTGACCGCCGGGGCCGGTCGTGCCACGCTGCTGCGAGCTGATCAGTGCAGCGGCGGAGGCCGCTCCCCTTCACCCCGGGTCTCCCGGGGGCCCCTCATGCCGGGAGGGCGGGGAGCGGCCTCCGTGCCGTTCCGGGAGTCAGGAGCCCCCGCCGTCGCATCCTCCGCCGCTGGAGCTGGAGCCGGAGTCTCCCCCGGACGAGCCGCCGGAGGAGCCGCAGGACGGCGAGCTGGTGTCCTGGAGGTAGGGCGTGGGGTCCTGGCGCGTCGAGGACGACCCGAACGGACGTGGGCGGCGGGGAGCAGGCTTGCGCTGAGAGGCTGTCATGCCCGGGGTCTTCCGCACTTCCGCCCGGCCCACACATCACGGGGGCGGCTACCCTGCTGGGGCCGCCGCGCTGCTGGTTGTGGGCCGGGCGAGGAGCGGCCGCACGAGGGGCAGACCCGTGAGGAAGAGTTTCGCGCTCGCCACCGAGCCGCATGTAGCTGAGCTTCCGTCGCTCGGCCTGGAGCTCCGCTTCCTGGCCGAGGTGATGGGGGACGAGTACCTGGACGCCTACGCCGAGATGCGCGACATGCAGAAGGCGGAGACCGGTGTGGACGTCGATGACCTGGAGGGCGCCGACGTGGAGAAGGTCAAGGCGGCGAGCAGCGGGCTCCGGGTGTTCCTGTCGCGCCTCATGCTGCCGGAGTCGGCGGCGCTCATCACGCGCGTGGACGTCGTACGCGGCGAGAAGGTCGTGAACTCCTTCCAGTCGTGGGACGAGGCGAAGGCCCACGCGGAGAAGGTCAAGGGCGGCGGCCGGCCGGTGTGGGCGCTACGCCTCCCGGACCGCGTCCTGGTCGAGCTCCTGGAGTGGACCGTGGAGCTCTACACGGGGGGCCGCCGCCCTCCTACGTCGTCTGGCGGCTCCTCGACGGCCTCGCGCAAGGGTGGGACGCGTGGGACGGGCACCTCGCGCTCCAAGGGGTCGACCCGCACGGCTGGCCGCTCCGCCGCCTCCTGAACGCGGCTGAGGCACACATCCTCGCGTCGGCCGAGGACGAGGCGGCCCAGGAACGCATCCGGACGGACCTCTACGCGCCTGCGGGCGGCACGGGGCGCCGCCGGGTCGGGGCGACCCGTCCGGCCCGTAGGGACGCCGACGACGGCCCCGGGGCCGGGGCCGGGGCCGGAGCCGGGGTGGCGGCGGAGCGCCGGGCGCCGGCGGGGCCGGGTGGCGGGATGGCGCTGGGGCAGGCGCAGGCCCTCATGGCGCAGCTCGCGGCCGAGGAGCAGCGGTTCGCGGGCCCGCGTCGGTGACCCGTCCACCGGCTAACCTGAGCGTGACCGGCCGTCGTGCCGGTCACGCCGCTGGTTCTGGGCCGGGCGACCGTCACGAGTTCCGTGAGGTTGCCCGGTGGCTAGCGAAGAGGTCGACTACGGATCGGCAAGGATCACCCTCGACCTTGACGACAGCGGCGCGGAGCGGCAGGCGCGCGACGTCGGGTCGGATATCGAGCGGGCCCTGACGAGGGCCACTCGGAACCTCGGCCGCACCGTCCGCCGCAACATCACCCGCGGCCTGCGTGGGGTCTCCGCGTCCGTCGCCGTGACCCCCGACCTTGATGGGTTCGAGCGGGAGATCCGCAACCGGGTGCGGGGCCTGCGCGCGGTGACCGTGCCGGTGACGGCCGACCTTGGCGACTTCCAGCAGGCGCTACGCCGTGGCGGCGGGCCCATGGAAGTGCCGGTCACCCCTGATACGGGTGGCTTTGCGCGGGCCCTGCGCGACCGCCTGCGTGCGGTGGAGGCGGAGATCCGGGTGCGGGCCGACGCCCGCACCCTGGTGCGTGAGGTGGAGGCGGCGCTCCGGTCGGTGGCGCCCCCGACGATCCCGGTGGAGGTGGAAGCCGACCTCTCCCGCGTCCGCTCCCAGCTCGCCTCGCTGGACGCTCCCCGGGTCGAGGTACAGCTCACCCTCAACGAGGGCGGGGTCCGGCAGCAGATCGAGGACCTTGCCAGCACCGAGGTAAACGTCCCGGTGACGGTCGGCGCGGGCGGGGCCGCGGCCGCCGCCGGCGGGGCGGCGGGCTCGGCCGTCCTCGGCGGGCTCACCGGCGCGCTCACGGCGGCCGGGCCGTGGGGCGCCATCGTCGCCGCCGTCGCCGGGTTCGGGGCGGTGATCGGTAAGGCCCTGATGACCGGTATCGCCGGGGTCATCGAGCACCAGCAGATCGAGGGCCAACTCCGGGCCGCGCTCGGCGTGTCCGACGGCGTGGCCGCACAGGCCGGCCGGGTAGTCGGGCAGCTCTACGCCCGCGGCGTCGTAGAGACGATCGAGGACGGCACGGCGGCGGTCCAGGCCGCCGTCCGCAACGGCCTGGCCGCCCCGGGCGACATCCCCGCCCTTGAGGCGGTCTCCACGCAGGTGGCGGACCTGAGCCGCCTCATGGAGGAGGACATCGGGAAGACCGCCCGCGCGGTCGGCACGATGGTCAAGGCCGGGCTGGTCGACAACGCAGCGGAGGGGATCGACCTCCTCACCAAGAGCGTTCAGCAGGGCGGCAACGTCGCCGAAGACCTGCTGGACACGTACACCGAGTATCCGGTCCAGTTCAAGCAGCTCGGGCTGTCGGCCCAGGAGTCGCTGGGCCTCATTCAGCAGGGGCTCAAGGCCGGCGCCCGGGACTCCGACGTCATCGCCGACTCCCTCAAGGAGTTCTCCATCGAGGCCGCGCAGGGCGGCGAGCGGGTGGTGGACGCGTTCAAGGCGATGAGCCTGGACGCGGACAAGCTCTCCTCGGCGTTCGCCAAGGGCGGGCCCGAGGCCCGGGCCGCGCTCACCGAGATCTTCAACGCCCTCCAGGACATCGAGGACCCCCTAGAGCGCAACCAAGCCGCCGTAGGGTTGTTCGGCACGAAGGCCGAGGACATGGCGTCCGCGCTCTCCGCGCTCGACCTCGACACCGCGGCGAAGGAGCTGGACGGATTCGGTGGGGCCGCAGACCGGGCCGGGGACGCTCTGCGGGACAACCTCGGCGCGAAGCTGGGCACGATCGGCCGCGAGCTGAAGCAGGCGTTCCAGGGGCTGTTCACCGGCGACTTCTCCCAGTTCGCGGACGTCGGCCGGGCCATCGAGGACGCGCTCCCCGACCTGAAGGCGACCGGCGTCAAGATCGCCAAGTCCATCCAGGACGGCATCGTGGAGTACGGGCCGCGCGTGTTCGCCGCCGTGTTCCGGCTGGCGTCGGAGATCGGTCAGCGGGTCGACATCTGGGGCCCACTGATTCTCAAGATCATCGCGGGGGCGGCGGCGCTGCCGCTGGTGATCGGCGGTCTCCTCCTCACCGCCGTGGCAGGCGCCTTGACCGGCATCGGCGCCAAGCTGCTCCCGTACCTGGAGACCGCCTGGGACGCCGTCGCCGGCTTCTTCACCGACACCATCCCCCGGTGGGGCGCGGAGCTGGGCGGCGCCATCCTCGACGCCCTCGCCTCCGCCTGGGAGGCCGCCACCGGCGCCGCGTCGGCCGGTGTCGACGCCGTGGTGGGGTTCTTCACCGCCTTGCCCGGGCGGGCGCTGGAGGCCCTGTCCGGACTCGGCGCGGCCGTGGGCGGGTTCTTCTCCGGCCTGTTCGTGTCGGCCCGCGAGGCCGTAGCGTCCGGGGCCTCCGCGGTGCTGGACTTCTTCGTCCAGCTCCCCGGGCAGATCGTCGCCGGTCTGGCCGCGCTGCCGGGTCTCCTCCTCGACGCCTTCACCTCGGCCGTGGCCTACGTCGCGATTGGGCTGCTCACCGCCGTCGCCGGGCTCGTCTACATCTTCACGGAGCTGCCGCTCAAGATCTGGGCCGCCCTAAGCAGCTTGGGCTCCACCCTGGTGTCCGCCTTCCAGGCCGGGTGGGCGTCGGTGACGGGCTGGCTGGCATCGGCCGGCGCCACGGTCGTGGCGTGGTTCGCTGCGCTGCCGGGCCGGATCTGGGCCGCCCTGGGCAGCCTGGGCACGTACCTGCTGTCCGCGCTGTCGGCCGCGTTCGCCTCCGCCTCGGCCCGGATCTCCTCGTGGATCTCTCAGGCCGCGGCCTGGTTCTCAGCGCTGCCGGGCCGGGTGTACTCCGCCCTCTCCGCGTTCGGTTCGATGCTGCTCTCCGCCCTGGCGTCCGGGTTCACCGCTGCCCGGGCCCGGGTGACGTCGTGGCTGTCGGACACGGTCGGGTTCTTCCGCACCCTGCCCGGCCGCGCGGCCGACGCCCTGTCCTCGCTCGGCTCGCGGATCGCGGGCGTGTTCAGCCGCGCCGCCGGGGCCGCGCGCCGCGCCGTGTCCGGCCTCATCGGCGGCATCGTGGACCTCTTCCGCGGCCTGCCCGGCAAGATCATCTCCGCCGTCGGCAACATCGGCAGCCAGATCATGGGCAAGATCAAATCCGGTCTTCCGTCGGGCGTCCGCAAGCTGCTGCCGTTCGCGGACGGCGGGATCGTCACGAGCGCCACGCCCGCCCTCATCGGCGAGGCCGGCCCCGAGGTCGTCATCCCCCTGACCCGGCCCCGCCGTGCCCAGCAGCTCGCGCAGCAGTCCGGGCTGGTCGACATGCTCACCCGCGCCGGCGTCCTCGGCGCCGACGCCGGCGGGGCGCCGGGCGCGGGCGGCCCGAAGGCGGTCCACCACCACACCTGGAACATCAACGAGGTTGGAGACGCGCACATGACGGCACACCGGGTCATTCACCGGCTCACCTCGGCGGCGGTGGTCTGACCATGGCCCTGGACGGCTACCTCAACCTGGCGGGGACGGAGATCGCCAACCACGCCCGCCTACAGGCGTACCTCGAATCCATCGGGAGCCCGCTGGACTCCCCGTCCGTCTGCGGCTGCCCCACCTTCGACGCCGCGTTGGTGGGGGACGAGCCGTACACGACGCCGGCGGCCGATGACGCGCCCTGGTACGACCCCGACACCCCCGCCTCCGGAGAGTTCGCCGGGCTCCTGGTCCTCGACGTCGAGGGCCTGGACGACCACCCGGTGGCGCGGGAGGTGACCACGGGCGTGCTGGGCGGGGCCGCGATCGGCCCGGCCCGGGAGCAGCCACGTACCCTCACCGTCTCCGCCGTGCTGTTGGGGTCGACGTGCTGCGGCGTCGCGTACGGCCTGCGGTGGCTCGGGGAGGCGCTGGCCGGGTGCGCGGGAAGCGGCTGTAGCGGCGACTGCCTGACCGTCTACGACTGCTGCCCGTCGGAGGCGCAGGACCCGGAGGACTTCGCGGCCGCGCACCGGCGGACGCTGCGCCGGGTGGCGCTGGTCGACGGGCCGAGGGTGACGGCCCGGCACGGTGACGGCTGCTCGGGCTCGGGCGGCTGCCAGATCGGCGCGGACATCCTGGAGGTGGAGTTCATCCTCACCGCCGGCACGCCGTGGCTGTGGCGGGACCCGGTGCCGGTCCTCGACGTGGCGGTGCCCACGGACGACGGCACCGAGTGCATCGTGTGGTGCGTGCACACCCCGGGCGCGCCCCGCCCGCCGAAGCCGGTGTGCCTGGAGCTGGGCGGCGAGGGATGCCCGCCGGGGGCGGTGCCGGTGGAGTTCACCGAGGGCGACGCGACGTGCGGGGTGGTGTGGTCGGACGAGCCGGTGGAGCGGCCGTGCGACACGTGCCGCCTGGCGCCGTGCCCGAGCGCGGAGGAGCTGTGCACCGACGACCGGTGCCAGACACCCACGCCGCCGGTTCCGCCGCCGCCGGAGACGTGCTGGTGCCGGTCCCTGGCGGTCAACAGCGAGGCGTACGAGCTGGACTTGTCCACCTGGCCGCGCTGGTTCGGGGCGGTGCCGGTCATCGAGGTGCGGGCCGGGTCGCAGACCCTCCGCCGGGTCACGGTGTCGTTCTACGAGCGGACGGCGGCCCACGAGGGCATGACGTGCGAGGAGGTCGTCCAGCAGGAGCGGTGCACCCCGGCGGCGGTGTACGAGGTCGGCTACGTGCCGCGCGGCGGAGTGATGACGCTGGACGGGCAGGTGGGCCGGGCCACGGTCGACTGCCCCGGCGGCGCGAGCCTCACCCCGGACGCCTTCGGCCGCGACGGCGGCCCCCTCGACTTCCCGCTGTTGACGTGCGCCCGCTACTGCGTCCTCGTGGAGGCTGACGCGATCTACACGCCGGCCGACGACGCCACGGTGGCCATCAGCCTCTCCGGGCGCACCTACTGACCCCGTACCCTGGCCCGGCCGCTGGTTGTGGGCCGGGCGCCATCGTGTAGAAGGGCAGCCCCATGCCTGTTGGTTGCGGCCGGCACACGGCCCGGGTGGTCGACCGGAACGGCGCGCTCGTCGCCCAGGCCGACGTCCTCACCTCCGTGGAGTGGACCCGCTTGCTGGACGACACCTCGACGGCGAGCGTGGTCATCCAGCCGGAGGGGGACTGCTGCGAGGCGCTGTCCCGGGTCCGGTCGTGGCGCCACGACCTCCAGATCTTCCGGGACGGCCAGGGCGTGTGGGAAGGGCCGATCGTGACCCCGACGTGGCGCCTCGGCGCCGTCGAAATCCAGGCGGTGGACGTCCTCGGCTGGCTCGACCGGCGCGTCCCCCACGACGACATGGTGTTCCCGGACACCGACCTCGTCCACGTCGCGGCCGCGCTGATCCGGGACGGGTTCGCCCCGCACGACCCCGGGCACCTGGTGCAGATCCTCGACGAGTCCGGTATCCGTGGCCTGCGCCGGTACGAGCGGGACGTGGGTCAGACCGGGGACCACCTGCGGGCGCTCGCGGAGACCGGCCTCGACTACACGGCGGTGGGCCGGCGCATCCTCCTGATGGGGGAGGACCACTGCGAGCGGGTCGGCACCCTCACTGACGCCGATTTTCCCGCGGGGCTGGAGGTGTCCGAGGACGGGGCGTCGCTCGCTACCCGGTGGGTCCTCCACGGTGCCGAGGAGGGCGACATCAAGGGCGAGGCTGGCGGCATCGATCCGTACTACGGGCTGCTGGAACGGGTCTCCGAGGAGACGAGCGTTCTGGACAACGGCAGCGCGGCCGCCGGTGCCCGCTCCCGGCTGCGCGGCGCGTTCCCGGCGCCCACGTTCATCGACACCAGCAGCGAGACCACCTTGTCGCCCGACGCTTCGGTGGACGTGCCCTCGCTCGTCCCCGGGTACTGCGTGGACGTGACGACGACCACCACGTGCCGCACGATCGCGCAGAGCCTCAAGGTCTACGGGGTGAAGGTGACGGAGAGCGGGCAGGGCGAGAGCGTCCGCGTGCAACTCGTGCCGGCGGGGGTGTGAGGTGGCGCTACGAGGATCACCGGCGCGGCGGTCGACGCAGAGCCCGCTCTCCGGGGTGCTGCGGGACCTCGACCAGCGCACGCGGCGGATGGGTAACCGGCGCCGTCCAGCGGCCGAGGCGGGCCCGGAGGGGTCCCGCGGGGAGGCGGGCCCGCCCGGGCCGCCGGGGGCGCCGGGGCGCACCGTTGCGGCCGGTGTCGTGGCCGTCGAGGGCGACGACGGGCGGGCCGTGTGGTGTCCGGACCCGTCCCGGGGGCCGCTGGTCGTCTCCGCCGTCGTCGCCGGGACGGGAGGCCCGTACACGGTGGCGATCGAGACGGCCGCAGCCGGGCGGGTGGTGCTGCGGGTGTGGGCGCTCGTACGGCACGGGCGCGGCACGAGGTGGGTGGAGGCGCCGGAGGGTACGAGCGTCCACGTCACCGGCGCCCGGCCCGACGAGGCACTCCCCGGAGGCGTCTAACCTGGGGGCCGATGCCGCTGGTTGTGGGCCGGGCCGAGAACGCGAAACGCAAGGTGGTGCGTCGTGGCGTCGGTCTGCGCGTGCGGTGAGTACTTCACGGTCAACGGTGATGGCGAACTGTGCCTGGTCCCGGGCCAGCAGGGCCTACGGGACGTGCTGGAGTTCAAGAACGCCGGCAGCTACCAGTTCCGAAAGGCCGACTACCCGTGGCTGGCGCGGGTCAAGGTCCGTGTCCAGGGCGCGGGCGGCGGGTCGGCTGGCGCGAACGCCGCGAACAACGAGCTGCTGGCGCGGCCGGGCGGCGCCGGCGGTAGCTATGGGGAGCGGCTGATCGACGCCGCGGACCTGGCCGCCGTGGAGAGCATCGTGGTGGGTGCCGGCGGCGCGGCCGGTGCCGCGAACGGTCCCGGCGGGGCGGGCGGCACCTCCAGTTTCGGCGGGTTCGTGATCGCTCCGGGCGGTGATGGCGGCACGGCCAACATGACATCGGGTGTCACGCTGCTGACCGCGAACGGCATCTCGGCGCCCACGGCCGGGTCCGGTGACTGGGCGTCTGGCGGTGGGGGCGGAGGCGGCGCCATCCGCCTGTCCGGCACACAGGGGCTCTCCGGTGCGGGCGGGGAGTCGCACCTCGGCCACGGGGGATTCGGGCGGAGCACCGAGGGGCCGGGGACCGCTCCGCGTGGGTATGGCGGCGGTGCGGGGGGCGCTCTCTCCCTCGGGGCGGCGGAGGTGGGCGCGGACGGCGGCGAGGGCATGGTGATCGTGGAGCTCTACGGGTAGCGCCGAGAAGGGCGGCGGGGCCCGTTCGCCGGGGTCCCACCGCCCATAGACTGGTGTTGCCGCTGGTTGTGGGCCGGGCCGTCACGCGAACGTGGAGGTGTGCCCATGGCGCGCACAGGATGCGGCGGTGATCGGTGCTCCTGCCTGATCACGGCCGGGCCCGGGATGGTGGTGGAGGGCAGCGGTACCAGCAGCGCCCCGTACGTGGTGTCGCGCGAGGACCTGGTGGACCCGCCCGAACCGGAGTTCGTCACCAAGGTCGTGTCCCTCAAGGTCGACACCCCGCAGATGATCCCCGCCGATGGCTCGTATCACGTCGTGCGCTTCCCCTACGTCGAGTCCTACGACCCGCACAACATGCACGACCCGGTACAGCCTGACGGCTATCAGGTCGTGGACTGGGCGACCAACGACCGCTCGGGGCTCATCTGGCCCAACATCACCGGGTGGGGCCTTCTCACCGCGCTCCTCCAGTGGGAGGCGGGCGGGTACGGGGAGCTGCGGGACCAGTTCGTCCGGTCGCCGTTCACCGCGCCGGACACCACGGCCACCGACCACCGCGCGCCGTCCCCCGGAGCGCAGTTCTTCACCAAGCACCACGAGATTTTCGTCAGCCCGTCCACGCCGCTGGCCCTGCGGGTGGGACACACGGACAGCACCGCGCGCCGCCTGACGCTCGCGGAATTCAAGCTCGCCATCCTCCCCTGACTCTTCCGGCCGGGCGCGAGCCTGGCAGACCTCCTCACCTGGAGTGATCCCTCATGGCTCAATTCGGCTGCGGCGGCCCTCGCTGCACCTGCCTCGTCACCGCCGGCCCGGGCGTCGTCGTCACGGGCAACGGCTCGGCGGGCGCCCCCTACGTGGTGGAGGCGGGCGTGGCGCCCGTCTCCTGCGACGACGTCCGCCCCTGCCTGTCCGCCGGCCCGGGTGCGACTTACGACCCGGACACCGGCGTGATCGGCGCGGAGCCGACCGTGGTCGAAGCCGGGGACCGGGTCACCGTCACCGGCGACGGCACGCCCGCCGACCCGTACGTGGTCGCCGCGGACCCGGTGTCCTGCGACGACGTCCGGCCGTGCTTCTCCGCCGGCCCGGGTGCGACGTACGACCCGGACACCGGGGTGATCGGCGCGGAGCGGACCGTGGTCGAGGCCGGGACGAACGTCACGGTGACCGGCGACGGCACGGCGGCCGATCCGTACGTAGTGAACTCCGCCGGCGGTGACGGGGTCGCGACGTCGGTGGAGGGCGGCGACGGGGTCACGGTCACCGGGGCCGGGACGGTCACGGACCCGTACGTGGTGAGCGCGGAGCCGCCCGTGACCGGGTGCGGCCTCACGGGCGACGGTACGGCCGGAGCGCCGCTGGCGGTGGCGACGGCGGCATGGCCGTACGACTGCCCGCCGGAAGACAGCGGCACCGTGGTGGTCTGCGACACGGACGGAGTCCTGAGGGGCGAGCCGCGCGGACAAGTGTCGTTCGTGTCGTACAGCGAGACGCGGGACTACCCCGACCTCGAGGTGCCGACCGGCACCACGCCGACCGACGTGGACACCCCGTTCACGCTGGAGGTCACCAACCCGGACCCGTGCCTCCCCGCCCTGGTTCTGGTGGAGCGCGAGGCGGACGTCGACTTCGACCTCCCGGTCGGGGCGGGGGCCGGGTACGCGCAGGACACGGACGAAATGGTCTACCTCCGCAACACCGGCACGACGGCGATTCAGGACACGCACGTCCAGACGACGAAGCTCTACCAGCACACGCTTTCGCTCGCGCCGGGCGCAACGGCCACCGTCAACTTTCCCGTCCGCCTCTCCCGGGGTGCCGGCGGGGCGACGTACAACCGCATCCAGGTGTTCATTCGAGCCCTGTTGATCAGCCAGTGAGTGAAGGAGACGACTGTGAGCATGACGGTGAGCGGGGCTGAGGTGGCCGGAGAGCCGGTGACCTACTGGGCCGTCTACGACGACGGGTCGACGGGCCGCATCGTGGTGACGAACGGAGAGGAGCCGGTCCTCGGAAAGCCGGGCCGGCTGGTGTCCGAGGAGGAGTACGCCGAGCGCCTGGCCGAGCTGGAGGCCGAGCGGGAGCGGAAGCGGGCCGAGCGCGCGGCCGCGGATGAGGAGCGCACGCGCACGGACTACCTGGCGCTGCGGGCGGCGGGGGTGCCGGAGGACACCGCGCGCCGCA